TCATCGCTTACGCTCGAACTAATTTCTTTTTGTATTTAATAATACTGCTGCGAAGCAGTTTAAATATTATCTAGATTGTTCAGTCACACTTTGCCCTTGCGGGCAAAGAAATAAAATCAACATTATCTGAGTTGCACTTTTATCACTTAGCGTTACAGCATTACAGAGGCGGTCATCCGGTACCTCGAGCTGTGTCTTTATTATGACGGCGGCTTACTAACATACGCTAACATGCTAGCAAACGTGGGCTATTAACCCTCTTTTTGCCTGTATTTCTTTTAAACAATCAAACCGCGGCAGCTTTGCGATCTTCGTCCTGTGAAGGATAGTGATTGAGTGCTCTTAACGGCGAGAGACTACGGATTCCTGCGACACTGGGTCCAGGTTTCTTCTGTTCGGCACACGAAATTAGCCTGTGCGAGCTTTAACCGTTTAATTGTTTGCCTTTGATATGACTTCCGTGTACACGAACAGCTATGTGTCCGTTATAGTAGTCGTCACTTTCGAGAACTTTGCGAGTGAATTGTTCTCTTGCCTCTATGTATGAGCATTCAGCCTTTGATGTGCAGTAGTAAAGTATTTCTCTTGTAAAATTCTCTGCGCCTAGAGTTTCTATATCTTTTGTTAGATGGTCGCTTGAGCCATAGTATTCACGCCAGTCAGAATCAATTTTAGAACGAATCTTCTTTTTCTTCTTTGTGCCGTTTTTTAGTTTTACTGTTTTGTAAGTTGTTTTTGCGAATTTAGCTAGTTTTTTGCCTATATATTTGCGACCAGTGATGTTATTAGTGATACAATAGACGAAACCTATACATTCTTCTGGAAGGGTTTCAACTAGTGCGTTTTGATAATACCATGACATCAACTAGTTAGTGTCTGTGCCTTTTTCTGCCTGTTGTTTTTGAGCGGCCCTATATGCGGGCGATTTAATTTTTGGTTTAAGCCTACGTACTTCTAATATTTCTACACGTAATGCACTGGCAATACGCCTAATCTCTGATAAATGTGCTCGAGAACGCATACCAGAGGCATGCGACTCAGTAGTTGCCCAATTTTGATAGTCTTCAAAGTATGCTCTGAATTCTTTCATTAGTTGATCGTGCAACTCATCATAGTTCATTCATCAATCTCTATATCATTTGCATAGCTGGTAAAGCCATTTTCTTTAATAACTTTAAGCACATTATTCACGCGACCAATTAATTCGTCCTTGTGCGAGATTAGGAAAATGTTCTTCTTGCGTTCACGAGCCATCTTTTTAAGCACACCTAAGGCATTTTCTACACCGTTTGCATCTAATCCGTTGTCAATAAGTTCGTCAACAAACAATAAGTTAATACTTTGATACAAACTTTCCCACACATCACGGAACGCCCACGACAATCCAAGAATTAAACGATTACGTTCGCCACGTGACAAGTTATCAAAGTCTAGATCTTGTCCTAGCTGTGTAATCTCAACGTTTAAGTCGTTTAAGAAACTTACTTGATGCGGTAATCCCATCTTATCAAGATAGTAGGTTAATCTATTGTTCAAGTAGGCAAGGTTTTGATCTATGATCTTCTTACGAATAAACGAATCTTTATTTGTTAACAATTTAAGCAAAAACTCTTGATGATCTTTAATAGTTGTCAACGCATTAACATTATCCCAGGAGATCTCTTGAATAGCAGTATGTTTTAAATCATCAATTTGTTCTTGATAAGGATCAGTTTCAGCTTGTCTTCTAGACAATGCTTCTTCTAAACTGGTAAGATTATTTTGATGCTTTAGTGCTTCTTCTACAGTATCATAGTAAGTTTTAGGTCTTCCATTGATATCACCAATGGTTTCTAATTCTTGTACAACACTAGCATAGCTGTCGCTAACGCCTTCAAGATAGATTATTGCATCTGCAAGATTTTTTTCAGCACCTGCAGTCATTTCTTCGTGCTTATGACTGTGTAGTCCTTGCTCACATGCAGGACAAGTCTTGTTTTTTAACTGTTCTACTTCTTTAGTATACTTGGTAACACTTTTATCTGCTTGAATAACAGCAGTTTCTAATGTTGCTTTCTCTTTATTAAGACTTTTGATCTTTGCGGCATGTTCGTCATACTGTTTTAGTTTAGCATGTTGAACTAGCTCTTTTTCAATATCAACACTTTGTAATTCTGCAATACTTTCTGTAATTTTAGCACAGTCTGTCTTTTGTTGACTATACCAAGCACTTTGTCTAGTTTCTAAACCAGTAATACTGATTTGAATTTTATCGTTAGACTTCTTAGCTGCCTCAATATCTGCAGTTTCTTGAAAGATAGACTCTTTAGTTAGACGGATTTGTTCTTTAAGTGCATCAGCTTTTTCACTAAGCAGGGTAATGCCTAGTAACTGTTCAATAATTTCTCGTTGCTCGTTGGCTTTTAAACTAAGGAACGGTTCAGTGTAGGTGTTTAGTGCTACAATATGCTTGAACATATCGTGGCTCATGCCTAGTAATTCGTCAATGTCCTTTTGTGTTTCACGCATGTCACCTTGACTATCATCAGTTGACTCTGCACTTTGTTCTTGGTTGTTTACGTAAAACTTCATGATTGTGGGTTTACGACCACGTTCAATCTTATACTTGTTACCATCTTTCTCAAAAGACAGTGTGACCAACATATTCTTATTGTTAATCTTATTAATCAAGTTATCTTTCTTGATATTCGTAAGGGCATTGCCAAATAAAGCAAAGCTCAACGCATTAACAATGGTAGTTTTACCTGTACCGTTACGTGATCCGCTGTCATCTCCGCCTTGATCTAAATTTTCACCAAGTACTAGAGTTAGTTGTTCACGCCCAAAGTTTACAGCTTGGGTTTGATTACCCACGCTCATAAAGTTTTTTACGGTTAAATCTTTAATTTTGATCATAGACTGTTATAGATTTCCAACAATATTTTTTTATCAAATGTATCGCTTTCAATATTGATTAATTGATTGCTGACAATTTGATCTACACTTTCAAATGCTTGTATATCAATATCAGTGTTAATTTCTAATTCTTTCTTTTCGGGAATAAGTGTTAATTCTCGAATAGCATACTTTTTCATAAAGTCTTCTTTGACAAAGCTAGCTTCTTCGTAGGTAATATCAATGTCTAAACTGACACGTAGGTGTTGATTAGGTTTGATAATTACATCAGCTTCATCTATTAGTTGACTTAATTTAACTGTTCGAAAGGTAGGTTGCATAGGCCACGTATGATATTCTGGCTGACCACCCCACTCAAGTATCATCATACCACGCTCGTCGTCCCATGTATCTGCGTAGTTATGGGGAAATGCATTGCCAATGTAGATCATATTACGCTGTTGTTGGCGTTTGTGGAAGTGTCCACTAAAGCCTAACTCGTAACCTTTAAAGCTATCTAATTGTATTTCACCGTGATCCGGCATTTGAATCATAGCGTTCATAAAGAAGCTGGGTAATTCAAAGTGACCAAAGATGTATTTGCCACCTTTTTTACCAATAGTTTTCCATTCGTCTCCTACAAGCCACGGACAGAGTGTAACGTCCCCAATGGTAGTCGGTTCATGTACCACTGTGATTCCGGGAATATATTTTCCGAACTCGACTGAGTGAATATCCCGTTTGTCTTTGTAATAAAGATCATGATTGCCAGGAAAGAAATAAAATTTATCAAACGCCTGCCCCAACTTTTCCAAGGCCCTAATACTATAGTCCATAGTAGTGATATTAAGACTATTGCGATTGTGATGCCAATCACCCATAAAAATTCCAACATCGCATCCTTCCTCCTTGGCTTTGGCAATATACCAATCTACAAATTCTTCACAGTCTTGATTGTGTACACTACTGTTTGATTTCAAACCAAAGTGTATGTCTGTGAAGCAAGCAACCTTCTTAAATAAATTTGTCATTCAGCACCTTCATCAAAACGTTTAACAGCGGCAGCATGTTCTCCCGAGCCAGTTCTACTGTAACTTGGATTCATACCATTCATTTCAAGCACATCGTCCCTAATATTCTGATTACGTTTTTCAATATTAATAACACGTACAAAACTATTAGTAACTGCGGCAGTAAAATAAGCAAACGGATTATCCGACTTGCTTTCATCAAATTGAAGTCCAATTTGTGTTAATTGCAAAATAGCTTGCCCTTTCATTTCATCGTTGTAAGTGTAACCACGAACATTGCCCCTTGTGGCATATCGTTCACATAGCTTAATCATCATTCGGGCAAGTGTCGGAGTAATTTGTCCAGCATCTTTGTCAAAGTGACCTTTTTCCAAATCACCTTTCCAATGACTCTTGCCCACACAAACGAGTTCATCTTCTTCGTTATATTTCCAATGCTGAAACGGAGGGAAGTTCACTTTGTCTCTATGATCTGCAAGACTTTTTGGATTCTTTTTTCTAGTTCCGTTTAAAGGAATATGATCAAATGTCATAACACGAAATACAACATCTGTTTTTAGTATCTTTTTATAGTCAACTTCGCAATCTGCTTGTTTAACTTTTTCTCCAGCCGCTTTGCGTCTTGCATACTCTAAATCACCAATACGTTTGGCCCTTGCTCGTTTTGCATCAGCTATACTTCTGATATTGATCTTGTCAACACTTGGCAAGATACTGTCATATTGATGAAATTCAGGCTGTGTAAAGCTACAATATGAGCTTTTACTTCTATGTATTTCCAACAACATATCCTTGTTGTTTAGGTAATTAACTTTTGCTGTCATTAGATGAGTCCTCGTAAATTACATTATAAACTACGCACTTATTAAAGTCAAATAAATAGAGTATCAGGAGATACACTATGAGTTTCGATTTAGGTTCAGGATTAACATCTTCGCTAGGAAATCTTGGCAATTTAGCTAGCGCAGGTGCAAACGGATTCAATGCTGCCAGTAATTTAGGCTCTGCTTTTTCTGCAGGACTTGCATCTCCAGGCGGCCTTGCCAGTGCCATTCGAAGTATAAATTTACCAGCTGCTGGTGAAGCAATTGGCGACATAGTGGGCGCCATCAGTGCTTTCACAGAAGATACCCATGCCAATGATTGGAGGGTTAGATTAAGTTTAGCAAGTTGGACTAGTTTCAAATCAAGCCCTGTGTTAAAGCCATTAAAAGATTCAGGCGGTTTAATATTTCCATATACTCCTAAAATTTCTATACATAGCGGCGCAAAATATACACCAATTGAAACAGTACATACTAACTATACGTTTCAAGCATTTAAGAATAGTGATCCAGGTGCAATTAAAATAACAGCCCCAATGTATGTGTCAGATCCTACAGAAGGATTATACTGGATTGCTATGGTACATTATTTAAGAAGTTTAACCAAAATGTTTACAGGAAATGATCCAAAAGCCGGAAACCCGCCACCAATTGTTTTCTTAAATGGTTACGGAAACTATGTTTTTAAAAATGTTCCAGTAGTAGTTACTGCAATGGATGTTTCTTTAGAAGACAAGTGCGATTATATAGGAGTCAATGTTGTTGGAAGTGCCGCTGGAGGATTGGAAGGAACAGCCGATGCAATTGGTAGTTTAGCCAACACAATTGGCGGAGCATTTGGCGGAGCATTTGGAGGCGCTGTTGGATCAGCAACGTCTATTATTAGCGGAGTTGCCGGGGGTGTAGGACAAGTTGCAGGATTGTTGGGTAGTTTTGGAATTGGTGGAACCACTAGCGGCGGAGTTTCTCATGTTCCTACTAGAAGCACATTTAGTGTAACATTACAACCTATGTATAGCAGAACAAGTGCTCGTAAATTTAGTCTTGATAGATTTGTTACTGGCGGTTACCTTAATAATAATTTTGGATATATTTAATTATGGCTGCTAACTACAAAAATACTAGCCCGTGGTATAATACTATTACTACTAAAAATTATTTAGATGTACTAACAATTCGACCTGTTAGTGCGGAAACAGATGATTTTTTATATGCCATTGAAAGCCAATATACACATCGTCCTGATTTACTAGCATACGATTTGTACGGAGATGCTTCGTTATGGTGGGTTTTTATACAGCGCAATCTTGATGTACTACAAGACCCTATATTTGATTTTGTTCCCGGTAAAAAAATATATATTTGTAAAAATAGTAGTTTAAAAATAGCCCTAGGATTGTAATATGGGATTTTTAGATCAAGCGACTACAGCAATAAACAGTATTACAACTGCGGTAACTTCTTTAGGCTCTGCAACTGGATTGACATCTGTACTTAATAAAGTTACTGGTCTTCTTGAAAATAATGGCGAATTTCTTAAAACTTTAACTGATGTTAAGTTACCATTAAAAAATCCGTTGTTTGATTATGCAAGCTATGATTATATTTTAGGAATTGGTTGTTTATCAGATGCAGAAGCAAACAATCCTGATACTACATATATGGCTGGTAGCAAAATTGAATTGATTTGTAAATCTGCAAATGCTGACCCTAATAATAGAGTAGAAACTCCTTACGGGAAATTTGATTTTTTTATAGATAATTTACAACTTGATATACAAATCGGACTTGAGAATAATTTAAATTCGAACGTAACTAATATAAAATTTCAAATTACTGAACCTTTTAGCATGGGCATGTTTCCTATAGCAATGCAATATCTTGCTGCTAAAAAAGAACACAAAAACTGGAGAGACGCTCCGTGGTTGTTGACTATGGAGTTTAGGGGAAATACAGAAAACGGAAAAATTTTATCTATTCCTAAAACTTTCCGCGCAATTCCTTTTAACATATCAAATATAAACATGCGAGTCAAAGAGACTGGCGCCGTTTATAATATAGAAGCTATGCCAACTAGCCAGGCAACACTTTCTGATGCCGCCGCAAAATTCCCTAACGATGTAGCAATATCCGGAGCATCAGTTTTGCAGTTACTTCAAACTGGAGAAAAAAGTCTACAAGTGGCACTTAATAAACGTGCTGCTTTACTGGTAGCAAATAACCCAGGTACTGTTCCTGACGAATACATTATAACTTTTCCAAAAACTCTTGCATCAAAAACTCCAGCTATACCCGAAGATAAAGGTGCAACAACTGCGTCCAGAGAACAGATTAACAAAATTATCGGAGTGACTAAAGGAAAAAACGGTTATGAGCAAAATGTAGACGATGTAAATGAAATTGGTTTAGCAATACTTAATTTTGATAAATCTAATGCATCAACACCGCCTGTAGGATCTCCTACTGATGTATATGACAAAACATCAAATACTTTCTTTAAAGGTAAATTAACTTCTGATCCTAAAGTTAGTGATTTTAAATTTAATCAATCTCACGATATTCCAAACGCTATCAATCAAGTAATATTGAAAAGTGTATTTCCAAATAAAGCCCTTGATGGAAAAACAGATGACAAAGGGTTTGTAGGTTGGTGGAGAATTGATTGTCAAAAATTTATTATATCATCGGATGCAAATTTACCTACAACTGGAATCAAACCTCTTGTATATGTTTATAGGGTTGTTCCTTACGATGTTCACGCTAGTAAGATGATTACAGTTAATACAAAAGGCCCAGGTTTTTATGAGCTTGCCAAACAAACAGTTAAACAATATGATTATATCTATACTGGAAAAAATGTTGATATTATAAACTTTGACATATATTTTGAAAATGGATTTTTCACAGCAATGGCCGCCGATTTCCTTAATAAAGGTGCGGATACTGTAACAATTGACCAATCTGGAGATGTGGCAGCCACCGATCCTAATAAAGAAATTGTTGCTCCTCTCGGTACAGGCAATCCACCTGAACAAAAACTTGGAGTAATGCCAGGTATAGTAAGATTTTTAAAAACATTAACTAACACTGATCAAAAAGGCGGATCAGGCCCAGATACTCCATCAGTACGTGCCGCACGTATTTTTCATGATGCAGTAACCCGTTCGAGTACTAGCTCAATGACAACATTAAATATGGAAATTATCGGAGATCCGTACTATATTGCACACAGCGGGATGGGTAACTGGACAGGACAGTCAACTACAAATAGTACTAATTTACTAGATGATGGATCAGTAAATTGGCAAAATGGCGAAGTTGATATACTTGTTAATTTTAGAACACCGCTTGACATAAATCAAGGAACTGGGTTATATCAATTTGCACCCACAACTGCAAGTGCTCCTTTAATTTCATGGAGCGGTCTTTATCATGTTACAAATGTTGTTTGTAAATTCCAAAAAGGACAATTTACACAAACATTATCAGGACAACGTCGTCCGTACCAAGAAGTTAGTGCAACTAGTGCAACTAGTGCAGACGGAAACGGCGTACTAACTAATTCAAAACCACCACCTGTTCCAATAAAAGATCCTACGGAATAACATGTCAAACAATTCAAATAATTATAATTATAGTTCAAAAAATGACGAACTTGGACGCCCCGGCCCGTTTCTTGCTAAAATAGTAGGGCATTTAGATACAACTTATATGGGTATACTACAAGTTGAAATTTTAAGACCTTCTGGTAATCTTACAGTTGAATCAGAGATACACCAAGTAAGTTATATGAGTCCTTTTTACGGCGTAACAAGTTCTAATCATACTGCCGGAGAACCAGGCCGAACAGAAGATGATACGTACAACAACACACAAAAAAGTTACGGTATGTGGATGATTCCACCCGATGTTGGTAGCCTGGTGGTTGTAATTTTTATTGATGGCGACACTCGAAGAGGTTATTGGATAGGGTGTGTGCAAGATGAAGGAGCAAACTTTATGCTTCCTGGCCTTGCTTCTACTCAAAAAGTTGTTGAAGATGCGGACCCTGATGCAAAAAATCAATACGGCAGAGTTCCTGTAGCAGAATATAATAAAAAAATACAAAGTACAGATAATCCTGATGCTTCTCAGGCATTAAAACCGCGCCACCCATTTACTGATGTTTTATCTCATCAAGGATTGCTTTTCGATGATATTAGAGGAATTACATCTAGCAGTGCTAGAAGAGAAGTTCCTAGTATGGTTTTTGGAATCAGCACACCTGGCCCAGTAGATAAAAAACCAGGAGCTAAAACTGGTCGTATTGGAAGCGAAGAAAAAAAAGTTGACAATGCATTTGTAAGTAGACTAGGCGGCACAACTTTTGTAATGGACGACGGTGACGACAGATTTTTACGTAAAACTAATGCAAGTAAAGGCCCTCCTGAATATGCTTCTGTAGAAAATAAAGAAACAACTGGTGATGTAAACATTCCGCATAATGAACTAGTTAGAATTAGAACACGAACTGGACACCAAATACTTTTTCATAATAGTGAAGATTTAATTTATATTACTAATGCTCGGGGTACTAGTTGGGTTGAATTAACTAGTGATGGCAAAATTGATATCTATGCGGAAGATAGTATTAGCATACGTACACAAAATGATTTAAATTTTTATGCAGATAGAGATATTAATATTGAATGTGGAAGAAATTTTAACACAAAAGTTAGAGGAGAACAGCACACTCATGTAATTAAAGATCAAATTTTAGTTGTTGATGGAAATCAAAAAATACAAGTTAAGGAAGCTGTAGATATTACATACGAAACTACATACACACACCATGTTAAGCAAGATGTAAACAAATTATACGATACTAATTATTTGCAACATGTGTTAGGCAATGTTGATAAAAAGTTTGATGGTAGCCTTAAAACTAAAATTGGAGAAGCAGAAGATAGATCAATAGGCAATGCTGTTACTATTAGTTCAGGCAGTGGATATACAATTACCGCTGGATCTGCTTTCCAAGTTAAAGCATCTGGTACTAACATTGATGGCGGCCAAATTCATTTTAATTCTGGAAATTTTGGAGGATCGTCTGCCGCAGATGCCGATTCAGCTTCAGAAGCAGAATTACCGCAACGATTAAAACTTCATAAATTATCAATTGAGACTGGGGAGTATGACGATACTAAACTTCCACCCACAATTATGCGACGAGTTATTACAACTGAACCGTATGTGTATCACGAAAATGTAGACCCTCTCAAAGTTAAAATTGATCAGACGGACAGAGATATTGACGGTAGGTATGAAGATACAGACGGAGAACAGCTAAATGATCAAAGCGATTTTAGCGAGACAATGCTACCTACTCCAACTTTATGGAAAACATATTCGACTGGTCCTGACGATACATTTACAGTTAGGCCACCTACTGCAACAGAACAAGAACAAGAGGAGTCAGGAACATAATGAGCTCAAACGCTAACTTATATAAAAAAATAACATTGCCTGCTATTAATCAAACAGAAACTGTCAGGCCAAAAATGTATAAAGGATTTAGTACAGTTAATACTAATACTGAAAACTATAATTTATACGACTTTGAACTAATTAAACAAGATCTTTTTAATCATTTTTACACACGTCAGGGCGAACGTTTAATGCAACCTGAATTTGGAACAGTAATATGGGACTTACTATTTGAACCATTAACACCTGAAATAAAAGATGTGATATTAAAAAATGTTAATACTATCATTAATTATGATCCTCGAATCAAAGCTGAAAATGTTGTAGTAACAGGATATGATCAAGGTATACAAATACAATGCACACTGACTTTTCTTGCGTATAACATCCAACAGAGCTTACAATTAAGATTTGATCAAGCAAACGGCCTGTTAGCACAATAAACTGCGTACTTATTGATATAAAATAAATACACGATAGGATACATCATGAGTTCAACTGATAGACAAAATAATTTATTAATCAGCGAAGATTGGAAGAAAATTTACCAATCATTCCGTAATGCAGACTTTCAAAGTTATGATTTTGAAAATCTCCGCAGGACCATGATTACATACTTACGTACAAACTATCCTGAAGATTTTAACGATTACATTGAGTCTAGCGAATACCTTGCCCTGGTGGATCTTATTGCATTCTTGGGCCAAAGCATAGCTTTCCGCGTTGATTTAAATGCTCGTGAAAACTTTTTAGAGTTAGCGGAGCGTAGAGAAAGTGTCTTAAGGCTAGCTCGTTTAGTAAGTTATAATGCTAAACGTAATATTCCAGCACAAGGACTTTTGAAATTTAATACTATTCGTACTACTGAAACTGTTGTTGATGCTAACGGCAGAAATTTAGCAGAACAAGTTATTACATGGAACGACCCTTCTAACCCAAGTTGGTACGATCAGTTTATTAAAATACTAAATGCAGCTATGAGTTCTAATCAGCAGTTTGGAAATCCTAGTGACAAGGCAACAATATACGGAATACCAACTAGCCAATACCGTTTTCAAGGTGCTAACACAGATATTCCAATTTATAGTTTTTCTAAATCTGTTGCTGGCCGCAACATGAATTTTGAAATTACTAGTACTACTTTTAGTGGCGAAGATTATATCTACGAAGAAGCCCCAAAAATTGGAAATCACCCGGCCTTCATCTACAAGGAAGACGGACACGGTGCAAGTAGCCCAGGTACTGGATTCTTTTTTAACTTCACACAAGGAACATTAAATGCAGGTTCTTTTACAATTACTCAACCAAGTTCAACAGAGTCTGTTGATCTAGCAACTACTAATATTAATAATAACGATGTTTGGCTATATCGATTAAACGAATCTGGATCTGAATCTGAACTATGGACAAAAATTCCAAGCCTTGAAGGCAACAATGTAATTTATAATAGCCTTAATAAAAGTATTAGAAATATATATGCTGTGATTACACGAGCAAATGATTCTGTTAGTTTGGCATTCAGTGATGGCACTTTTGGCAATTTACCTCTTGGAACTTTTAGAACTTACTATAGAACTAGTAATGGGATTAGCTATGTTATTAATCCTGCTGATATTAGAAATATTTCTATTTCAATCCCTTACACATCAAAAAAAGGACGAACTGAAACATTATTAATTTCATTAAACCTTCCTACTTCTATTTCTAATTCAGATATTTCTGAAACTAATGCGTCTATTAAAGCAAATGCACCAGCAACATACTATACACAAAATAGAATGATTACTGCTGAAGATTATAATATTAGTCCGTTGTCAGTTACGCAACAGGCCGCAAAAATTAAAGCAGTTAATAGGACCGCTAGTGGAATCAGTCGTTATTTTGATCTTAAAGATCCAACAGGAAAATATAGTTCAACTAATTTATATGCTAACGATGGGGTAATATATCAAGATTCTTATGTACAATATACAAAATTTAATTACGCAACTAAAACTGATATTGAAGGAGTTATAAGAAATACAGTATATGATATTATTAAAAAATCAGATTTAAGAAATTTTTATTACTCTAATAATGTTACTTTTTTATCTGCAAGCCTTCCAATTGCATGGTATAGACAAACAGTAGACAGCAATTCTTCTACAGGTTATATTGGTGATCTCACTGACAATAATGTTTCTTATGCTGTAGGGTCGTATACTTCTACCGATTTAAAATATTTAACACCTGGCGCATTAATTAAATTTGCACCACCAACTGGAAAATATTTTGATTCAACTAATGGAAATACATTAGTATCGATTCCTACAGGTTACACTACCTCAGACAAACCTGGTGCATTATCATATATTTGGGCTGAAGTTATATCAGTAAACAGCGCCGGAACTGATTTGTCTCAAACCGACGGCCCGATAACTTTAAATCAGATTATTCCATCCAATGCAAAAATTATACAGATTATTCCTAAATTATCTACATCATTAAGTACATCAGTAATTGCAACAATGATTGATTTAATTTATTCTAACAGACCGTTTGGTTTGAGATATAATACTGTTGTACAATCTTGGCAATTGGTGTTTGAAAGTAATTTAAATCAGACTAGTGCATTTAGTTTAAGCAAACAGGGTAATAATTCCAATACAAATCAAGATTCAAGTTGGATATTGATGTTTACTACTGACAATGAGTTTTATACTATAACTACTCGATTGTTAAGATACGTATTTGAAAGCGATAAAGAAACTAGATTTTATTTTGATGATAATATTCGAATTTACGACAATACTTCTAATTCTATAGTTGGTGATAAAATTAATATTTTAAGTATTAATACTAAACCTTCAAGTATAGTACCGTTCACAGCAGATTTGTCTTGGGATGTTATTGCGTCATATAGCGGAATGGACGGATATATTGATAACAAAAAATTAGTAGTATCTTTCCAAGATAGCGACAATAACGGAGTAGTTGATAATCCGCAAATGTTTTTAGATATTGTTTCTGCAAACGGTGTAGACTTTACTTTTTACATTGTGCAAGAAAAATATGAAATATCATCTGGCCAAGAAGATTATCGATATGTTAATAATGACGATGACAAAGTAATGATTTTAAGTTCACAACCTAGATCATTTGCCGGATATTCAGACGGTCAATATTTTTATTTTGCGGATACCGGAGTTGTAAAAGTTTACAATGCTAAACTTGGTATTGCTCAACCAACTCTTGATTATAAAGTTTATCCAGGTAGAGACAAATTAAAATTTCAATACACACATAGTGCCGATTACGAATCAAGGATTGATCCTGGAGCAAGTAATATTATTGACATTTATGTATTAACTAAAGCATATGATACACAATTTAGACAATGGATCGATGGCGCCGCCACAACACAACCGTTGCCACCAAGTTCTTCTGAATTGTATAATACAATAGGCCCAACGCTAGGATTAATTAAATCCATTAGTGATGAAATTGTATATCATCCTGTAAATTATAAAATTTTATTTGGCAGTACAGCAACGTCAGATGTGCAAGCTAGTTTTAAAATAACTAAAAATACAAATTCAGTTGTATCTGATAATGATATTAAGTCTAGGGCAATTACTGCAATAAATCAATTTTTCACTTTAGACAATTGGAATTTTGGAGATATATTTTATTTTACAGAATTATCCACTTATGTGATGAATCAACTTGCTCCCGATATTACAAATTTCATTATTGTTCCCCGTCAAGCCGGATCATATTTTGGAAGTTTATTTGAAATAAAATGTCCAAGCGATCAAATTTTTATTAATGGTGCAACTGTAGCTGATATTGAAATCATTTCAGGAATAACGTCAGGGAATATCAAATCGGTTACCGGAGCAGCATTAGACTCAATTTATACACAAAACATAACCAGTTCAAACTACGGAGCATCGAATGGCTGATAGTATTAACCCTGCAGGATCTAAAAAAGGTATCGGAGTAAATTTTCTCCCAAATTTCTATAAAACTGATGCTAATAAGAGATTCCTTCAAGCTACTATTGATCAGTTAGTACAACCAGGTACTGTTAAAAAAGTTAACGGATATATTGGTCGTCAATATGCAAAAGCTACGACTGGAACTGATATTTTTGTAGAGGCAGCAGATGCAAATAGACAAAATTATCAATTAGAACCTAGTTTTACAGTAAACGACTCTTTAGGAAATAATATATTTTTTAAAGATTATATAGATTATATTAATCAGTTGGGTGTATTTGGAGCCAACACTACTAATCATGCACGTTTAAATAAACAAGAATTTTATAGTTGGGATCCGCACATTGATTGGGATAAGTTTGTTAACTTTCAAAACTATTATTGGTTACCTTACGGACCTGAAACTATTAAAATATACGGACAACAAAGTAATTCTATTAGTTCTTACTCTATAACATTTCAAACTGAAGGTGCTAATAATCAGTATGTGTTTACTCCTGACGGGTTAACAGCTAATCCAGTTATTAAGTTATACCGAGGCCAGACTTACAAATTTGAAATCAATAGCACTGGCAATCCATTTAGTATTAAAACCGCAAGGACTACTAATGCGGCTGATATCTATACAAACGGAGTTACAAATAACTCAATTGAAACAGGAGTTTTGACTTTTAAAATTCCTGTAAACTCTCCTAATGTATTATATTACCAAAGTGAAACAGATTTAAATCTAGGAGGTGTATTTCAAATATACGACGTTGATGAAAATTCATTTATAGATGTTGAAGCCGATATTATTGGAAAGAAATTTTATACTTTAAGCAACGGGACAAAATTAAGCAACGGGATGAAAGTATCATTCGGCGGCAACGTAAGCCCTGCTACTTACGCAATAGGCGAGTATTATGTTGAAGGTGTAGGTAATTCTATACAATTAATTAATAAATCTATATTAGAAGTTTCTAGTGTATATTCTCAGTCTACAGTATTAAAATTTGACACCACACCATTTGATAGTGACGGTTTTGGCGACTCAACTGGTTTTGCCAAAACGCTTGATTACATTGTTATTAATCGTGCAAGCCTGGATCATAATCCTTGGTCAAGATACAATCGATGGTTTCATAAAGATGTTATAGAAACTAGTGCAAAATATAATAATTCAACAGTTGGTTTGGATCAAACACTTCGTGCTGTAAGACCTGTTATTGAATTTGAAGCTAACTTAAAACTGTTTAACTTTGGTACTACTGCAATTCCAGACATTGATTTAATTGATTCGTTTACAACTGATGCATTTTCTATTATCGAAGGCAAACTTGGATATAATGTTGACAATGTTAACCTTGCTGAAGGTCAGTTAATTTTATTCCTGGCCGACACTGATCGTTTAGTAAAAAATAATTTGTATAGAGTAGAATTTATTGATGTATTACATTTAAATGCAGGTAGTAGACAAATTCGATTAGTTAAAGTCGCTGAACCTGTACTTAATGATGTTGTGCTAGTCAAACAAGGAACTGCAAATAAAGGATTAATGTATTGGTATAACGGTACAACTTGGTTGCCCACTCAACAAAAAACTACTGTTAATCAATCACCATTATTTGATATTGTTGATGATTTAAATCAAAGTTTTGGCGACAAAACTATATACGACGGAACTACTTTTTTAGGTACAAAATTATTTTCTTATAAAATTGGAAGCGGAACACCAGATACAAATTTAGGATTTGCCTTATCTTATAAAAATATTGCAAACATTGGAGATATTGTTTTTAATTTCAATCTTGCGGCCGACTCATTCCAATATAAAGATATTATTACTATCATTAATAAATCTGTTAAAACAGGGTATCTTGTTAAAACTGATAATAATGGAAATAAGAATTTTGTTAATGGGTGGCAAATTGCAACAACGCCAACTACACAAGCTGCAATAAGGATTTATAAAAATTCTAATAAAACAAATAATTTTGATATTGATATATTTGATAATGTATCAAACCTTGAAGATTTAATTGTTCGAGTGTACATCAACGGCAAACGACTAACTAGTGATCATTGGAGTCTAATTACTAAATCAGACTATAAAAATATTATTCTTAATACAGATATCTTACTCACCGATGTATTAACTATTCGAGCGTTTGCTACACAGCCAATCAATTCCAACGGGTTTTATGAAATTCCAGTAAATTTGAAAAATAATCCTCTTAATAGTGACATTGCAGATTTTACATTGGGGGAAGTTATTGATCACGTTGATAGTATCATTGATAACTTTGATAATTCGACATTTACTGGAGTGTTTCCAGGCGCTAGTAATTTAAGAGATCTCGGTAATGTTACACAATACGGGACTAAATTTGTACAACATAGCGGCCCGGCAAGTTTAAGCCTATACCATATTACATCAAGTACAAACAATATTGTTCGTGCTATAGAACAAGCACGAGATAACTATAATCAATTTAAACGTAATTTTATTTTGACTGCCACCTCTCTTGGTGCCAACGTAACTCCAATTGAGCAAGTAAATTTAATTTTAGCCGAAATTAATAAAGATAAACCTAATAATATTCCATATTATTTTAGTGATATGGTTCCCTATCGTGCAAGTATTAAAAATAATATTACTGTAATAGATAGCAGAGTAAAATATTACCCTCTTACTAATTCATTTAATTTAGATGAATTATCTAATAAAGCAGTTGGCGTATATTTAAACGGTGTACAACTAATATATGCAAAAGATTATACATTTGATAGTCAAGGGTTTGTAAATATTTCTGCTAACTTATCAGAAAATGATATTGTTTCAATTTACGAATATGATAGCACTGATGGTAGTTTTATCCCTGAAACTCCTACTAAATTAGGCATGTGGCCAAAATACGAACCTAAACTATATCTTGATACTAGTCTCCGAACACCTCGTATGATGATACAAGGACATGACGGTAGTCAGATACTAGCTTATAATGATTACAGAGATGATATAATATTAGAGTTAGAAAAACGTATTTTTAATAATATAAAAATTTCTTACGACACTACTATATTTGATATTGCAGATGTTATTCCTAGCTATAACAGGACAACAGACTATAGTTTAACTGAATTTAACGAAGTCCTTGGCCCAAATTTTTATAAATGGTCAAGTTTAATTGACAAAGATTTTACAAAACCTATTGGTTACAATAAAGACGATTCTTTTACATTTAACTATACAGGGCACACTGCCCCCGACGCCCGCAATCTTCCAGGATATTGGAGAGGCATATACTATTGGATTTTAGATACAGAACGCCCGCAGTTGTGTCCGTGGGAGATGCTTGGTTTTACTATTGAACCATTATGGTGGCAAGAAGTATACGGCCCAGCGCCATACACTAGCGACAACCGTGTAATGTGGCAAGATATTGCAGATGGCGCAGTTCGCCGGCCCGGTCTGCCTGCAACTTATATAAAAAAGTATGCAAAACCTTTCTTGATGAAGCACATTCCGGTTGACGAATTTGGAAACCTTATTAGCCCGCTTGCTTCAGGATTATCTAGTAGTCCGTTAACTTCTAGACCTACTGACGGTTTTATATTTGGAGATATAAGCCCTGTTGAATCTACATGGAGACGTAGTAGCCATTATGCATTTAGTGTCATATTAACTTCAATGCTATTAACTCCATCAAAGACATTTGGCATACTACTTGATAGATCTAGGATTGTAAGAAATCTTACTGGACAGATGGTTTATAAAGATACTGGACTTCGTGTTACACCAGCTGATATTACATTTCCTAGTATCTATTCAAGTACAACACGAACACAAACTTCAGGTATTATAAATTATATTGCAAATTATATTTTAAGTGATAATTTAAAATCTTACGCCGATTACCAATATGATTTATTGAATATCAAAACACAATTAAGTTATCGTGTCGGTGCATTTACAAGTAAAGAAAAATTTAATTTATTATTAGATTCAAAAACTCCGTTATCGGCAGGTAATGTATTTGTCCCTCCAGAAAATTATACTACTATTTTAAATATTTCTAGCCCTGTTCGTAAAATTACTTATAGCGGAGTTATTATAACTAAAATATCTAACACTGAATATGAAGTAAAAGGTTACAGCAAAACACAACCATATTTTAAAACATATAATTTTTTACAATCTGGAATAACAATAAATGTAGGCGGCATATCAGAAAGTTTTACTAATTGGGATTCTAATCAAAATTATGTTGCAGGAAAAGTAGTTAAATTTGCAAATAAATTTTATAGAACAACTATATCTCATCTATCAGCTGGTAGTTTTAATGCTAATAATTTTAAATTACTACCATCGTTGCCTATTATTGGAGGACGTGACGCTACATTGCGAAAAACATGGGACAAGGAATTTGCAATTACTATCCCATATGGAACTAGATTCAGATCTACTCAAGAAGTTGTTGATTTTCTAACAGGGTACGGAGAATGGTTAAAAGATCAAGGATTTATATTTGATGATTTTAATACAACTTTAAATGCAGTTACTAACTGGGAAACATCAGCTAAAGAATTTTTATTCTGGACTACACAAAATTGGGCTACTGGCCAAGAGCACTGGACGGAATGGAATCCAATGGATGCAATTGAGTACGGCAATGTTGTTAAGTATAATGGCGATTATTACCAAGCCCTTAAAAAAGTAGAAGCCAATCCAATATTTAATGAAGAATCGTTTGTTAAACTTGACGGATTAAGTAGCGTAGGCAGCCCAGTAATTAGTCTCAGTCCAGCAGCAGACAAGATAATATTTAATGCAAACTTATGTGTTATTGATGACATTAGAAATCCATTTAATGGCTATGAAATTTTTAAAGCTGATGGGACTCCGTTAGAAGCAATTCTTATTAATTCTTATAGAGAAGATAATGCAGTAAGTTATAGTTCTCGTACTAGTGACGGTATATACGGTGCAAGTTTTTATCTAATACAACATGAGCATGTTGTGTTGTTAGATAATTCAACAATGTTTAATGATACTATCTACAGTCCATCAACTGGTTATAAACAAGATAGAATTAAAGTTTCTGGATACGTTAGTAACGAATGGTACGGAGGTCTTGACATACCAGGATTTATTCTTGACGTTGCAAATATTCAGAACTGGATACCTTGGCAAGATTACGATTTAGGAGATATTGTTAAGTATAAGCAATTCTTCTATACCGCAAGTAAATTTTTAGTGGGCTCGCAAACATTTGTAGATAAAGATTGGATTAAACTTGATAAAAAGCCGTCTACACAACTTCTGCCTAATTGGTCTTACAAAGCGGCACAATTTGAAGATTTTTACAGCCTTGACAGTGATAATTTTGATGCCGGTCAGCAAAAAATGGCGCAACATTTAATTGGTTATCAAAAACGACAGTACCTTGAAAATATTATTCAAAACGATGTCAGTGAATTTAAATTTTACCAAGGAATGATAATTGAAAAAGGCACGCAAAACAGTCTTAATAAATTGTTTGATGTATTAAGCGCAGAAGGACAAGATAGTTTAACATTCTACGAAGAATGGGCACTTCGTGCAGGGCAATACGGAGCAAGTTCTGCGTTTGATAATGTAGAATTTATTTTAGATGAATCATTAGTTAAAAACAACCCACAGGGTTATGAATTATCAGATACAACAAATAATTTTACTGACTTTATTATAAGGCAAAATACAAATCAAGTATATTTAAAACCTATGGGTTATAATAATAACCCATGGCCGGTGATTAGCAATTATCGACCATTTTTAAGAAGTTCTGGATATGTAAGATCTGCAGAAGTATTTTTAATTTTAAAAAATATTAATGATATAACATCTTACGATATTACGACATTTACTAATAAATGTTATATATGGGTAACTTTTGAAAAAAATGATTGGAATGTTTATCAATTTACTAATTCTAATATTAGCGTAAACGATCTCCAGTATGATTCTGCATCTACAACACTAACAATAACTACAACTGAATTACTGACATTAAAAGTTGGCGAATATATTGGTCTATCTCAAGTCACTTTGCTGAACGGATTCTATAAGATTACATCGGTATCTCAAAATAAATTTACTATTTCAACCACTATCAAGGGATGGAGCCAACAAGTTGTTCCATCGTTAGTACTTAAAATAAATGTAAATGTATTGATCAGTCGTCGATTATCATCAATTGATGATATTGATCAATCTATTACTTCTAATTTAGAATTAGGCGAACAAATATGGACCGACAACACTGGGACCGGCAAGTGGGCATCGTGGGAATACACACCAATTTATGAAACAACTGAATTAACAAATTCAAGTCCTGCAAATTTATTAAATTATGGCCGCTATATTGCATCTAATCAACAAGGTACACTAGTTGCAATTTCTACAAATTTAGGAGAATTGCAAACTTGGGATAAGGCTGGTTATAAATCGCCATGGCTACAACGACAAAACATACAGCGTCCTTATATTTCAAGTGCTCCTAATACTGGAACAATAGATGGCCCAGCAGGTAACTTGCCTAAAAATATTGCCACTGTAACTGCTATTTCTCCTGATGGTAAATGGTTAGCAACTGGATCTAAATTAGCCAGCAATGTATATACACGTATTACATCAACAAGTCCTTACGTACTGGGAGATATTGTATATAATTCTGAAGATACTTACTATTATCAAGCTCTTACATCTACTCCGTCTACTACATTTAGTGATGGTAGTATTTGGAAAAAATTACTGTATGTTCCAGTGACTCTTATTCCGGGACAAGATAGCGGTCTAGTTGAACAAGGTGTAATTTCACTATACAAAAAAGATTCAAATAATATATTCACAATAGTACATTCTATTGTTAGTCCAAGTCCTGCTAACTATGAACACTTTGGTTCTAATTTAGTATTTGGTGATAACGTATTATATGTTACTGCATCTGGTTATAATAATAATGCAGGAAAAGTTTATAAACTGAAATATACTACAACAGTTTACAAAACTGCATATTATAATCCAGTTGGTAGCTCATCTACTACTCTTGCATTATCAAAAGATATTCCAACATTAGCTGTCCCGTCTCCTTTTAATCCAACTGTTGGCATTTTACCAGGTATGACTATTAGCGGCGAAGGATTTACGAGCGGACAAACTGTGTTAGAAGTATTGAATGGAACTACTTTAACTATTAGTGCTCCTGCTGATAGTACTCCGAGCGGAAAAATTAGTTTTTCATTTACTGGCTGGGGATACGATAAAGAAGAAACATACGAAGGCCCTGCTGCTGGCGCCAATTTAGGAAGTCCTTTAGCTATTAGTTCTGATAATAATACTTTAGTAATAGTATCAAATAACGGAGTAACTAACGGAAAAATTATTATTATTACTAATCCTGGAACAATTCCAACACAACAAACATTGCAAGGTACTACTACAAGTTTCGGCAAAACAATTGCACTATCAACCGATGCATCTTATCTTGCTGTAGGTGATAGTCTGGCATCTGGCAATAAACAATTTCAAGGTAATGTTACTGTATATAAAAAGACAACATCTGGATATGTATCTTATCAAGAATTAGTAAATCACAAAGCAGAAGAATCTGGATACTTTGGTAGCAGAGTTGCATTTATGAACGGTAGTAACACACTTGTTGTGTATAGTTCATACGAAGATACTGTTATAAAAACATCGTTGGATCAGTATGCAACTACATTGCCAACTTTTTCATATTTAGATGAGAACAACAATATACTAACATCGTCATATGTAAAAGACCCGATATCGGGTAGAAATGAATACGCTACTACATTTGACAAGGATTCTACACGATTTGTCTCTACTAATGTGGATAGCGGCCGCATTGATATCTATGATAGATATTCAAGCAAATGGGTATACAGCGAAACTCTTAATAATACATTAACTGCTCGTGATGGATATGGTATTGGATTTGCGGTAGGTAATGACAGGGTTGTAGTAGGTGCACCTTATGCATTGGATCGTAATTTAGTTTCAGGAAAAGTTTTAGACTATTTAAAACCACCGTCGACTAGTAGCTGGTCAATCAAATATCAAGAAGTTGCTAAACCTGATGTGAATAAAATTAGAAAAGCCTTTTTATATAATCGAGTATCAGGTAAATTAATAACTTATCTTGACATAATTGATGTTGCACAAGGAAGACCAGCTGGCCCGGCTGCTGAAGAAATCAAATATCAATCATTTTATGATCCTGCAATTTATTCAGTAGGAACAGAAAATGTCAATGTTGATGCAGACTCTCCGTGGAACAAATCACAAGTTGGTAGACTATGGTGGGATTTGAGGACCGCTAAATTTATTAATAGTTATGATTCGGATGTAATGTATAGAACCAATACATGGAATACTTTGGCAACGGGTGCAAGTGTTGATATCTATGAATGGGTCGAAACTACACTTCTTCCTGATGCATGGAATAAAATAGCCGATACTGAAGCAGGTATTGCCGCTGGGATCAGTGGAACATCACTATACGGAAATGGTGTATACGCATTAAGACAACGTTATGATTCTATTAGTCAGTCATTTAAAAATACGTATTATTACTGGGTTAAAAATAAAAAAACTATTCCTAATGTATCTGGTCGATACTTATCTGCACAAGCCGTCGCAAGCCTAATAGAAAATCCAAGAGGCCAAGGGTATGCTTATCTAGCACTAACAGGAACTAACTCGTTTAGTCTAGTTAATGCAAAGCAATATTTGAAAGATACAGAAGTTGTATTGTCTGTTGAATATTGGACTATTGATAAAAATGATATCAACGTACACAGCCAGTGGAAAATTATTAATAATGATGCCAATACAGTTTTACCTGGTAGCGTTGAATTAAAATGGTTTGATAGCTTATGCGGAAAAGATTTAGCTGGTAGAGAAGTCCCAGATATATCGTTACCTCCTAAATTGCGATACGGTATTGAAAATCGTCCTCGACAAAGTATGTTTGTTAATCGATTTGAAGCACTAAAACAATTTATTGAACAAGTCAATTTAACATTAAAACAAGAACAAATTGTTACTACTCGAGACATATCTAAATTAAAACTTTACGATACTCCGCCAAGTTTAATCACGGGTCTTTATGACAGCATAGAAAATACTGATGCTGAATTGAGATTTGTAAATGCTGGCGGTTATAAACGACCAGTATTTGGAAATCTTATAATAGTTGATGGTAAGATAACGGGTTTAGATATTCAATTTGCCGGACGTGGTTATTTGCAAGCACCTTATATAAACATTATTGGTTCAGGCATTGGCGCCAAAGTACGTGCTATAATTAATTCTGTTGGACAAATAACTGGTGTAACAGTATTATCAGCTGGCGAAGGATATGATAATAATACTATTGCAACTGTTCGAGATTATTCTGTATTAGTATACAGTGACAGTCAAGCTCAAGGAACGTGGGCACTATATAGTTACGAACCAACTGAAAAGGTATGGTCTAGATTACAATCTCAAACTTACAACACACAAAAATACTGGTCGTATGTTGATTGGTTTGCCACAGGGTATAATCAATTTACAGCAGTTGATCATGCAGTTGACACACTAGCAGAATTAAGTTCTATAACTGTAGAAATAGGTCAGCTAGTTAAAGTACGCAATCCAAGTTCTGGTAATTGGTTGGTTATAGAGAAATATGCTAATAATGATTTGTTTGATTATACCAGATCTTATAATATTGTTGGAATAGGAAACGGAACTATACAGTTTAATTCATCTATTTACGAATCTGTTAGTACTGATGAAGGGTATGATGGTTCAACATACGATGGCGCAGTATTTGATAATGCACCTACTACTGAATTGCGTATTATTTTAAATGCACTAAAAGACAACATTTTAATAGACGAATTAAAAGCAACTTATTTAAATTTATTCTTCACAACTGTTCGCTATGCACTCAGTGAACAAATTTATCTTGATTGGATTTTTAAATCAAGTTTTATTAAAGCTCGACATAATGTAGGATTGTTAAATCAGCCGGTCACTTACAAAAATGATAATTTATCTGATTATCAAGAATACATTGCTGAAGTTAAACCTTACAAAACAAAAATTAGAGAATATGTAAGTTCTTATCAAAATACAGATTTAAGTAGTACTTTAATATCAGATTTTGATTTACCTCCACGTTATAGAGATAATAAAATAGTAACAATGGATGCATATGTAAATCACGGATCGTTAGTAACACTTGATTCTGCCTTCAATTCTTATCCTTGGAAAAATTGGGTTGATAATTTAGGATTTGTTATTACCCAATTAAAAATTATCAACGGCGGTTCCGGATATATCACCGAACCGGTTGTTCGTATTGTAAGCGATTCTGGATCCGGAGCCACTGCTAGAGCATTTTTCTCTAATGGAATAATCAATCGTATTGTTTTACTAAATCCTGGTAGCGGATATTTGTCAGCACCTACAATTGTTATTGATGGCGGAATACTTGCAACTGGAACTCCAGCCCAAGTGATTGCAGTTATAGGTAAAGGCTTACCGAGATCAAATTTAATCCAAATAAAATTTGACAGAATAACTCATTCTTACTATGTAACACATTTGGAAGAAACTGAATCGTTTAGTCCTAACGGTTCTCGTCTACAATTTCCTTTAACATGGGCGCCTGATAACACAATTGGGTCATCGACTGTTACTGTTTCAGGAGTAGCAGCTCTGCGAGATTCCTATAAGTTATCAGTTGTGTCTACCAAGACAGGCAACAGTACAAAATATTCTGGATTAATTACTTTTGATTCTGCACCAACCGGTAACATCTCTGTAACTTATAAGAAAAATACATCTTTGTTGAATGCTGCCGATCGTATTAATTATTTTTATAATCCTCAAGAAGGCAATATTGGAAATGATTTAAGTCAGTTAATGACTGGAATAGATTATGGCGGCGTTGTTGTCACTGGTCTTGGCTTTGAAATAAGCACAGGCTGGGGCGTGCTGCCGTATTTTACAGATAAATGGGATTCAGTTGATGCAGAATTTGACGATTATATTATTACAGTTAGTGCAGGAACACATACTTTCCCATCAAATGCAGCAGATTCTTTACCCACAACATGGCCAATTGGATCCGAAATTAATATCTATCATATAATCCATAATATAGAAACTCACGAAGCAGTACTAGATCAGTTGTCTTATTCTTTTAGCATATACAAAAATAATCCAGAAGTTTCTGTTGTGTATCCTACTACATCGGGAGGAGTTGATTCTAACTACGATGCTTCTACAAACTATTCTACTACAACACTTAAAGTAGCGGATACTACTAGTATTGAAGCTGGGATGATTATTGTAGGAACTGGATTTACATCAGGCCAGACAGTAGTAAGAAACGTAAACGGAACAACTTTAACTATCAGTGCTCCTGCTGATAGTGAACCAAATGGTACATTACATTTTACTCACAGTATCCGTGGTGGCAATATTGTGCAACTACTATCAACTGTTGGGATATTTGTTGGAGATACTATTAGAACTTCATCAGTGGCTGCGTTTGGATACGGAACAGTTGTAAAAGAAATCACAAATATTGGTGTAGTCCTTGATCAAATCATATATGAAACACTATTACCTGGAACAGTATTGGAATTTAGCCGAAATTTAGTAATACCAACTACTGCTAATATTTACACAGCTGGTATTATTACATTAAAAGAACCAGCTGTTGTTGGCAGTATAATAAAAATTACTGGAAATTTTGATCCAATCAGGATAGACGATCCGCATTACGGAACCCCACAACAAATAAATTCTACGGCAGTAGTAACTACTCCTGTTTATACTGGTGATATTACACAAACTGTCAGTATACCAGTTGATTATGTAGTTAACGATAATGATATTATTATTTTGCGTAAAAGCACAAGCGACGGTTCAATTAAGTCGCAAGATACTGATTATGATACTGCATTAAGCGGCGGCGAATTCCTGGGCAATTATAGTACAGGCATTTTTACTTCCGCAACCGGCATATTACCAGATGATATTATTTTAGACGGAGATGATTTAATTTCTCCAACAACTAGCCCAGCTCCTGAAGAAGTAGTACCAGGACAAGTAGTTGACGCGGTTGCTATCAAAGTGTACGACCAACCTCCAGCTGGCGCAGCCAACATACAAGTAGACAATTTTATTGCAGATGGTATAACTACATCGTTTAAGTTATCTCTTCAACCAAATACTGCTGAAGCGGTAATTGTACGTGCCGGTTTAGATTTACAAACTAGCGGAACTGATTATACTGTTGACTATAGAAATAAACAAATTATTTTTAATGTTGCACCTACCGCTGAAACAATAATAACAGTATATATTATTGGATTTAACGGAAGTAACATATTAGATATTGATTATTTTGTAGGCGACGGTGTGACACAAGAATTTATTACCAGAGCACCTTGGGTAACTTCTATAAATGCGTTAATTTATATTGATGGTATTCCAGTTACTCCTGATGTATTTAAAACTGATAGTTCTTACAATAGTATTAATCGTGTAGCTATGAGATTTGGTGTTGCTCCAGAAGCTGGAGCATTATTGAGCTTCATTATTGTTGCTGGTACTCAACAATCTTTTGCAGTAACAAAAACTGAAAAAATAGTTACTAACGGATCCTATACATATTCTTTAGCGTATAATATTGGCAACGCACTGCCTAACGAGTCAAATATGCTAGTCCGTGTTAATAATACTATTATTCCTGGCCCAATTAACAGTTACTTTACAATTTCAAATAATCGATTAAATTATACAGTCGACCCAACTAAAGTAATTCCATATTCAACGGCAATTAGTAATATTTTTGTTTATGTAGGTGATACAAAATTAAATCTTGGGTCAGATTATACAATTGATCTCGGAGGTATAACTGTTAAAATTAATAAATTAATTTATTCTCAATATGCAAAACAAACGTTAGTGGTAAGTGTTACTACAGATCAAAGTTATTCATATGATCCTATTACAAATAAAATTACATTTGCTGAATCATATTCTAATTTAGATGTAATAGAAGTTATCAGTTCTTATAAACATGATATTTTGGATATTGAAAGAACAATGTTAACTGTATCTTCTAATCTTGCACTAACTCCTGATTCTATTGAGTATTATTCTTATAAAGGCATTACTAATGGAACATTAGCACTAGATCGTTCTGTTATTAATGATAGCTACATATGGGTTATACAAAATGAAACTATTCTTGTTCCTAGTGTAGATTATAAATTAAACGAAGGTCGTACAAGTATACAACTTACTGTTAACCCTCCTATTGATGATAAAATTACATTAATAACATTTGGTAGTAATATACTAACAACTGGTATTTCGTATATGCAATTTAAAGATATGTTAAATCGAGTACACTATAAAAGATTAAGCCTGAATAAACAAACTGTATTAACAACAGATTTAAAATTTGATGATAAATTTATTGAAGTTGAAAATGCAGAAAATTTTGATAAACCAAATTTTATTAAAAATAAACCAGGTATTATTGAAATTCGAGGAGAACGTATAGAGTTTTATGAAATAAATGGTAATGTATTAAGTAAAATACGTCGAGGTACTTTAGGAACAGGAGTTCCTCTCGTACACAAAGCTGGAACATATGTACAAGAAATAGGTACAACAGAATCTATTCCGTATGTTGATTCTTCGATAGTTGAGCAAGTAATATCTGACGGAGAAAGTATTATTATTCCGTTGAATTTTATCCCTGCCACAGCTGGTGTTGAACAGTGGTTTACTGATTTTGGATTTACATTAACTGGAAACTATAGTATTTCTTTGAGTTATAACACAAATGATGTTGTAATTTATAATAATTTATATTATGTAAATATAAAATCTTACGTATTTGATACTACAATAACAATATTGCCAACAAATACAACTTATTGGAAATTATACGATACTACAATTCCTGTAGGCTACGGACAATGTGATGAAATTGAAGTGTTTGTTGGAGGCTATGACACTAGTGTAGATTGGTTACCAAATGTAACGTATCTTCCAGGTATAATAGTAACGTTGGGCAGTTATACATACAGATGTATAACTGAACATACTAGTACAAGCAATTTTAAAAATGATATTACAAACTGGACATTCTTTATTGGGAATATCAGATTAAAGAAAGCCCCATACAGTATGCATAACGAAAACCAAGCACCAAATAGTCCGCTTGGAGATATTAAATTAGATGCAGATTTTTCAGTTGATGGTGTGTCGTCCGCTATCCGATTAACACATAAATTATTATTTGGAACTCGTATCACTGTTATTAAGAGAAATGGAACAGATTGGGATAGTATTACTAATATTCAATATGATAATAGCAAAATTGCTGAGTTTTTAAAAGCAACTCCGGGCATCTGGTACGCTGAAAATACTATTTCTACTGTGCAATAAACTAGCACATTATATAAACGAATAAATACACGATAAAGAGAGATAACCATGCAGAGTCAAGAAACAACTGGAATCCACATAGAAGGGCATATTAAAATTTATAACCCAGAATCTGGGGAAATCTTTATTAATAAACGTAATGCTATTCATTATGAAAACATTAGTGTTGCCCTAGCTAACAGTCTTGCTGACAGCGGCAATGGGTTTGTTTATGAAATGGCTTTTGGAAATGGCGGCACAGCAATAGATCCAACAGGGATTATTACGTATTTGACTCCTAATAGTTCAGGTTTGAATGCAAGTTTATACAACCAAACATATTCTAAAGTAGTTAATCAAAATTCAAGCAATAATTTAGACCCAAGTAGAAATTATATTGAAGTAAGGCATGTAACTGGTACTAATTACAGTGATTTATTTGTTACTTGTTTGTTAGATTACGGCGACGGTAATAATTCAGGACAACTAGCGTTTGATAATGCAACTACTACTAACGGTACATTTGTGTTTGATGAATTGGGATTAAAAAGTTTTAGTAGCACTGGCAATAGTTTGTTATTAACACATGTAGTATTTCATCCAGTGCAAAAAAGTTTAAACAGACTTATTCAAATTGACTATACTGTGCGTATTCAGAGCTTAACTGGCCTTGTTGGAGTTTAATAAATGACTTATCAAGTTACCTTTACTGATGCAACTAATCCTGCCAAACCAAGCATTACAGTTGAAGATCAGGCACTTAATACCCAAACAAGTTTAACATTTGTAGGTAAAAACTATGCTGGATATGCGCCTGAAATTGCAAAAAGTTTTTTACATTTATTAGAAAATTTTGCAAATAGCACTGCGCCAAGTAATCCTGTAGAAGGCCAATTATGGTATGATAACAGTACCGGAGTAAGTTTATTAAAAGTGTTTGATGGAACTATATGGACAGCAGCGGGTTCAATTAAAAAAGCTGGTACCGTGCCAGCAGCTGCCAATAGTAATGCTGGTGATTTATGGGTTGATACTACAACCGCACAGTTATATGTCTTTTCTGGAAGTAACTGGTTATTAGTAGGCCCCCAATTCAGTTCCGGCAAATTAACAGGCCCAGTTGTTAATACTATTGTTGACACAAATAATGTGTCGCACAGTGTTATTAGTTTATATGCAAATGATTATCAGTTGGCAATCATTAGTAAAGAAACATTTACGCCAAAATCAACAGTTACAGGCTTTGCAATAATTAATCAAGGATTTAACCTCAGTTCAACGGATTCAACAAATACTGATTCGTTATCTAGAATCTGGGGAACAGCAGAAAAAGCAGATGCTTTATTGGTAGGAACTACTATAGTACCGGCTGCAAATTTTTTAAGAACAGATATATCAAGTGTTACTAACTATCCAATAAGTATACGTGCAGATGGCGGCATCACTGTTGGTAGTAATTTAAATTTTAATATTGGAACAGGATCAGACGGTACCAGTACTGTATTATATTCTAAAGCTAGTGGGAATAGCGTTAGTTTTAGATTAAACGATAATAATATTCCTGTTACAGTATTGCACCTTGGTGCAAATTCAAGAGTAGGAATTGGTACAAACAATACTTCTCCTGCATCAACGCTGGACGTTTCTGGTCTTATTACTAGTAGCGGCGGATTAAATGTTACATCAGAAGACGATTCAGAATCGTCGACTACTGGCAGTATTATTACAGCAGGCGGACTTGCAGTCGGTAAAAAAACTACATTAGGTGACGATGTTACTGTAAACGGCCAATTATATTTAAATTGGCTAGATAGTACTACAAATCTTCCAAAAACAGGGTCAGCATTATTACCAAATACTACTAACATTTATGATATTGGATCTGCTGCCAAATCATTTAGAAATATTTACGCACAGTCATTTGTTGGAAATTTTACAGGAACATTTACAGGAACTTTAGAAGGTAGCATTAGCGGATCAGCTGCACGTTTAGCCAGCCCAACGGTGTTTAGTCTTGCAGGGGATGTTACCAGTGATCCTGTTAGCTTTACTGGACAAACTACTTACGGTACTGCAATTTTTAATACTACGTTGAGTCAAAACTTTATTAGTAATAAAGACTCCACACCAGATTCACTAGCTACTGATCAAATGCTAATATATCGAGTAGGTAATTCTAATTTGTCTAGAATGACAAAAGATGTATTCCTCAAACATGTGGCAACTGTACCAGTTGGTGCAATATTTCCATTTGCAGGTAATGTAGTTCCGACTGGATACTTATTGTGTGACGGAAGCGAAGTGAAAACTGCTGATTATCCTGTGTTGTACAGTGTAATTGGATATACTTACAAAGCAGCTATATCTTTACAGGGTTACGCAACATTTGCATTACCAGATTTTAGAGGAAGATTCCCACTAGGTCGCGATAATATGAACAATGGTGGTGTTGTACCAAGTAAAGGAGATACTGGAATACAAATTAGCGGCCAACCAGAAGCGGCCGCTAATCGAGTTACTGATGTCACTGCCGACTTACTAGGAACAGGATCAGGTAAACAAGCAGTTTCACTAACCATATCAAACTTACCAGATCACAAGCATAATTTAAGCAGTGCAAATGCACAATATTATGCTGCAGGTTTGCCAGGCGGAGTAAGCGATACAAGTGCAGTCCCAGGTTTAGGTCTTCCAAATGCAAGTACTGGATCTGGTTTACCTAATAGTGGAAGTGTTATTGCTGGACAACTAGGAACTGCGGTTAATGTCATGAACCCGTACACAACTATAAATTATATAATCTTTACTGGTGTCTTATAATGAGTTATACTATAATTAAAACAGATGGAACTACACTAACGCAATTAGTGGACGGAGACATTGACCAAACTGTAACAGATATTACTTTAATTGGAAAAAATGCTAGCGGGTACGGCACGTATATAAATGATAATTTTGTTTGGTTGTTAGAAAATTTTGCTAACACTGCTCAACCTAACCATCCAATTACTGGCCAATTATGGTTTGATACTAGTGAAAATAGATTAAAAGTCTACGATGGAACTGTTTTTAAAGTTAGTGGGGGTACAATTGTTTCTCCATCTGTACCTAGCAGTATTTCAGCTGGCGATATATGGATTGATAGTACACGTCAACAACTTTATTTTAACGACGGTACATCGACAAAACTTGCGGGCCCTCTCTGGACGGCTGCACAAGGTACTACTGGTTTTTATACAGAAGATATAGTTGACTCGGTGGGCGTTAGTCATACTGTTCTGCGAATTAGCATAGCTGGAACACCTATTGGTATTTGGAGTAAAGATACGTTTACCCCTGCAAGTTCAATTGCAGGATATTCTGGCGATGTATATACTGGATTTAATGCAGGTACATATTCTAATATTAAACTTCATAGTCCAGTTACACAGGCAGATTATTTGTTATCTGCTGATGGAATTACTCGAAAAACTGCCGCAAACTTTCTTTCAACAACTGATAGTTCTGCTACAACTGGCACTATTACCATTCAAAATCCAATTCCTTTAGTATTAGGCGAAGGATCAAATACTGAATTTAATGCCACTACTTCAATTTTTCAAATTAAATCAAATACTTCCAATCAAAATTATGGTATTAATTTGCTCAGCGGAACAGGTCTCGATACTGCATTTTTTATCAATTCTACAACTAAACAAACTGGAATATATACCAACTTACCAACTGCGACACTTGACGTTAACGGTGATACCAGGATACGAGGAAATTTAATTGTTGAAGGCGCAACAACTACAATTAATACTACAAATCTAGAAATAACAGATAAAATGATAGTATTGGGTAAAACAGCCCTGCCTACTAATACCACAGCTGAAGCTGGCGGCATTACATTGGCAGCTGGTACAGATGGCGATAAGACAATATCATGGTTATCTGCAACTGGTAGCTGGACAAGCTCAGAAAATATCAATTTGGCTGCGGGCAAATCATTTAAAATTGACGGATTTGATGCACTAACAGGTAGCAGTCTAGGAGTATACATTACAAGTGCTCCAGGACTAACAAGCGTGGGTAATTTAACTACTGTACAAGCAGGTAACTTAAAGATAGAAGATAATATTCTTTATTACAACAATATAAGCCAAGCCAACGGTGATGTTATGATAACACCTAAAGGAACGGGTACTGTAGATGTAAGCGGACATCGTATATCGTCGTTGGATAATCCAATTCTTGACACAGATGCTACAAATAAAACATACGTAGATGTTAAAGTTAGATCTGCACCGTTAGCGTTGTCTTTAACTGTACCGCTAGGTTATAGAAATGACCAAATAGCTACAAATTATTTGTCTATAGTATTTGACTCGGCAGACCATGAATTTAATACAAAAGCTAATATTGTTGTCACTGAAGTGGGCGGCCCTACTCAAATAAGGCAGTTCCAGTTGCTAGCTGGAGTATGGCAGTGGCAAACTAATTTGCCTTAACAAATAGAATAAATACTGTAGAATAAGGAACAAGTGAGATGTCATATACTATAACTAGAACAAATGGAGCACAAGTTGCGGTGGTTGCAGACGGAACTATTGATGCGACCCTTGATCTAAAACTAATTGGTAAAAATTATGCAGGTTACGGTGCTGTACAAAATGAAAATTTTGTATATTTACTTGAAAATTTTGCATCGAACAACCCACCAACTCGCCCAATATCGGGTCAAATCTGGTTTGATAGTAGTTCTAGTAAATTAAAATTTTATGATGGCGTTAAATTTCGTACAACAGGCGGCGCTGAAATTAGCTCTGTTGCTCCAACTGGTCTAACTGTTGGAGATTTCTGGTTTGACACATCTAATAAACAGCTATATGCATGGGATGGTTTAGCATATACTCTTATTGGGCCGCAAGGTGTTGCCGGATCTCAAACAGTAACACAAATGCGATCAGTTAGTCTACTAGACACAAGCGGAAATCCGCATGCAGTTATTCAAGCCATTGATGATGATGTCACAATATTTACAATCAGTACTGAAAACTTTACCCTAAATGCTGTAAATCCAATTGATGGATTTCAAACTATACATCAGGGTGTAACACTGTGTTATACTAACGATGACGGAGTAAGCAATTTAGGACAAACACAAACTGGTCATAGATTCTGGGGAACAGCTACAAATAGCGAAAGACTTGGCGGATTATCAGCTAGCTCTTTTATTCAAACAGATAATGCAACTTTTACTAATCCTGTTAATTTTTCACATGCAGGATTTATTGTGGGCACCGGATCAGTAGCGCAACTTCGTATTTGGAATAGAGCTGAAAATACTCCAACTATTCAAAATCAACAAGGTAAAGACATTGTTTTTGAAACGACTATTTCTGGAACTCCTACTACTACTAATATTAAATTTAGCGGACGAACGGCTACAACAATATTGGATATGTTACCAAGTGTAACATTATCATCCAATATTGGATCTTCAGATTTCCAATTTTCTAGAGTTTATGCTGATAAATTCAAAGGAACCGCTGACAAAGCTGATTTATTAAGTGTTAACGGAAATTATCGTTCTGCTAGTACTGATTCTAGTATTAATACCATTGCAGCTCGAGACAGCAACGGCTATATAAATGCAGTAGTATTCCAAGGCGTTGCAACTAGTGCTAACTATGCTGACTTGGCTGAAAAATATCTTGCTGATGGAGAATATGAGGTAGGAACTGTTGTAATGGTAGGCGGCGAAAAAGAAGTTACTGCTTGCCAAGTAGGATTTCGAGCAATTGGCCCAATATCTGAAAAACCAGCATATATGATGAACAGTGAACTAGAAGGCGGAGTTTACATAGCTTTAAAAGGGCGAGTTCCAGTTAAAGTAACCGGATCTGTTATTAAAGGCCAACGTATGGTAGCCGGACTTAACGGTACAGCACAAGCCGCAATGGGTAATAACATTTCAGACGTATTTGCTGTTGCATTAGAATCAAATAGCGAAGCAGGTGTTAAACTTGTAGAATGCTTAATTTTATAAATCAAGGATAACACATGGCAGGCTTTGGCACATCGATTATAGCAACAGATTATAATGCTATACAATCAAAAATAAGTAATATTTTAGGAACGGGGTCTGCCGACTATGGTTACGGCCAAACAGTTACTAGTTCTCAAGTTATTAGAAACAATAAAATTACAGTTACACAGTGGAATAATTTAAGAAATGATTTGCTTAAAGCAAGACAACACCAAACAGGAAATGATGAAAGTGGATTACTAGTATTGCCTACTACTAGCACAACAATTAAAGAAGTTGATCGTGCTGCCTATAATACTTTTGCCGATATTACCACTAGTAATCGACTGACTATTCCGCCGGCTACGCAAGGGTCATTAGCAAACTTTACTCCAGCCACTAGAACTAGTCCATGGGCTTCTACAATTAGTCATACTGTTACTGTTACGTTTGCATCAGCCGATGCTGCTCGTTTTTATTTTAATAGTGGCGGAAATTTTAAATTCAGTGCTAGTTTTACAAATTATACCAATGATACTAGCTATCTTGTCAATCGATCTTGGTACACATTATTATCTAATATGGGTATTATAACAATGAGTGCCAATACTACCACAAACACAGGTACTGGAACTCCACAGAATATTGGATGGTATAATTTAACTACTACAAATCAATTAATTTTTACAAAATTAGTCGATGCCGCTGACAATCAATACTCTCCAAATCAATATGATTTATATGCTAGAAGAAATGCAGGTTCTACCCAGGTAATTTTTACTCCAACTTTTTCTTATACAGCCGCTGGCGCAGGCGGATATGCATATGAACCAGCAAACGGTACATTAACTAGCATTCCTCAACTATATTATGCTACTGGTTCAAATGTATCAGTGACTCCTCCAACTGCTGTTGTTTCAGCTTTATAACTCTAAATTCGTTGACTAGATAATTAAAGTAGTGTATTATACTACTTGTGGAGTTATCTATGGACGAAAGAATTGAAAAAGCGTTTGAAACAGCCAATTATATGGCTACGTTATCAAACCAAAGAAGAATCATATTAGAAGAATTTAATCAACAGTTAATATATTATGTTAACGGTGCTGTATTTAAAATTGACAGCAATTTGATTACTTATATCAAGACTGTATTAGAGCTTGGACATACTACAGATGTAGTATTTGTTGATTCAAATAATTGCCCTGTGCAAATACAAGACGTACAAACGTTTTTTGATACTGTTACTGAACAATATTTTCTTGCATTGAATTCGTATTCAAACAAATTCTCTGAAATCAAAAAACAACGTAAAGTACAGGGTTTGATTGAATTATGAAATGTGGAGCAGTGATATTTGCCCAAAATAATTCTGCAATAGATTATGTAAAAATGGCAGCCTTTGCTGCCACACGAATAGATAAGTTTTTAAAAATCCCAGTAACCTTAATCACAGATAGTAAAAGTTGGCTATTAGAAAGTCAACCCAATCATGTATTTGATCAAATAGTTGAAATACCTAATAGTGTGGCATTTCATACACGTAGATTTAATGACGGGTCTTTGTCTTCTAAAATTCTTGATTGGAAAAACATGTCAAGGAGTCAAGTATATGACTTAACACCTTATGATAGAACTTTGGTAATTGACAGTGATTACATTATTAACTCATCTGTACTTTCTGGTGCATTAACACATGATGCAAATTTACAAATATATAAAGACAGTTTAGACATTTCAAATTGGCGTACAAACAAAGAGTACATTAGAATTAATCCGTATTCTATTCCGTTTTACTGGGCTACTACTTTTATATTTGAAAAGAATCCAGTAATGAAAACATTCTTTGATCTAATAGAATATATAAAATTAAATTGGAATTATTTTAGAACTCTATATAGTATTGAATCTCCTACATTTAGAAATGATTTTGCTTTTAGCATTGCTATTCATATTATGAATGGAAAAACTAATGGAACATTTGCAGATGAATTACCTGGTAAAATGATCTATTCTACTGACCGTGATGTTCTTATTACAATGGATGATACTACTTTAAAATTCCTCCTAGAAAAACAAGATTATCTTGGAGAATACATTGCTGCAAAAACAACTGGCATTGATGTTCATGTTATGAATAAATCCAGTTTAAGTCGTTATATAGACGGAGGTTCTGGTGTCTAAAGGTTTTTTAGTACTTGCACAAAATACAGATACTGTTGATTATATCAAACAGGCATACGCATTGGCATTGTCTATTAAGTCTAGCCAAAAAACAGTATCGATGATATCATTAGTTACGAATGATAAAGTTCCAAAAAAATACAGATCAGTGTTTGATCAAATTATTCCAATTCCGGGAAATGACGATGCCGCCAATGCAGAATGGAAAGTTGAGAATCGTTGGAAATTGTATCATGCAAGTCCATACGACGAGACTATTATTTTAGATACTGACATGTTGCTGTTAGATGATGTTTCTTCTTGGTGGGATTATTGTAAGAATTTTAATATTAGATTTTGTTCTACTATTAAAAATTACAAATTGGAAACAGTTATAGATACTGTACACCGTAAAGCATTTATTTCTAACAACTTGTCTAATCCTTATTTTGCATTACATTACTTTAAAAAATGTGATGAAAGTCTTATTTTTTATAAAGCATTAGAATTTATATGTAATAATTGGGAGTGGGCATATTCTGAATTTGCACCTGTAGATTATCAGCCTTGGTTAAGCATGGATTTAGCCAGTGCTATTGCAATTGAAATGTCTGGTATGCAAGACGATATGTTTGATATAAATTCTCCCCTACATTTTGTACATATGAAAACACCATTACAATCCTGGCCAATATCTCCAGTAAGTTGGCAAGATACTGTTCCATATGTATTAACTTCAAGCGGAAATCTAATTGTTGGAAATATTAAACAACCCGCACTTTTTCATTATGTAGAAAAGAATTTCCTAACAGACAGTATTCTTGATAGATTAAAGGAATTGGCAAATGGAAGATATTGAAGATTGTCTCACGCCAGAAGAAATTGCGGCTGCAATGACTCCTATAGTACAAACTTATAGGTGTTATTTTGATATTAAAACTGGCGATATATTAGCCATTTCAAACGAAGAAATTAAGCAACACGAACATGGTATTATAATAGATTATTCACTATATGAAAAGTTTGCAATAGGTATAGAGCAGTTTAAAGACTGGGTAGTAACAAGGACAAAAAATCCTGATAGCGAATCAGGCCTGGAAATTGTTCCAAGGATGCAACAAGAGTTATTTTTTAAAAATAACATGTTTGAATGGATCACAGCCAAGCCCACCAAACAGACAGAATTAACAGTACATTGGAGTCCAAACGAAAGTATGTGGATTTTCTTAATATCAGATAAAGTTAGACAACAGTATTATGATAATAAGTATCCAATGGAAACATTGACTTTTTTCATCACATTAGAAACTGATTTTGATTTTTTAGTTAGAACAATTACTATTAATATTAAAGATTTAGTATTGGATAAAGTATGCGTTCCTTTTACAACTACAGTCGAAGAAAAAATAGATAAAATTTCGATATCTACTAAATCCTTATTTTTATCATACGGATTAACAACTTGGAAGAGAACTGAAGAATGAGCAAAGTAATAAAAGTTATAGATCAGGACATTATATTTTTAAGTTATGATGAGCCTAATGCAGAGAAGCATTATGCAGATTTACTAACTAAAGTGCCTTGGGCAAAACGTGTACACGGAGTCAAAGGTAGCGATGCCGCACACAAGGCATGTGCCGCCAAATGTGAGACTGAATATTTCGTCACGGTGGACGGAGATAATATTATTGATCCGGCATTTTTAGAAGTTGAAATAGATTTAGATGAATTGAAATTAACATCTGATCATGTATTCAGCTGGTGCGGAAAAGTACATGTAAATGATCTTATGTATGGTAATGGCGGCCTTAAAATGTGGACACCCAAGTTTGTTAATGAAATGAAAACACACGAAAATTCAAATGCTGGCGATACTAAAGGTTTGGTAGAGTTTTGCTTCGATGACAAGTATTATCAGTTCAATGAAAATTACAGTACAAGTTACACTAATGCAACACCGTTTCAATCATGGCGTGCAGGATTCCGTGAAGGTGTAAAAATGTCATTGGATCAAGGTGCTAAAGTTCCTAATCTTAAAAATATATGGTGGCAAAACTATCATAGATTGCTCATATGGTGCAACATAGGTGCAGATGTTACTAATGGTCTATGGAGTATGTACGGTGCACGGGAAGGTGCCTATCTTACTAATTGTACAGATTGGGATTATAGTAATGTACGTGATTTTGACTGGCTTACAAATGAGTGGGAAGAAAAGTACAGTAAGATTACAGACAAAATGTTGCCCTATGAAATTATGGGATTGGGAGAAACATTAAGTCACGAATGTAAATTAGAATTATTTGATCCGTGTCCAGAATCCAGCAAATTTTTTAAAACTGTGTTTAACAACACTCCTAGAATTATAAGGAAACGATAATGTACGACATTATTTTTATCAGTCGAAATAATAAAAGTTCTGAATTAGATTTTGCCAGATTAAAACAAACTTGGCCCTTTGCAAAAACTGCTAGTTCGTTTAGAGAAGCTCAAAAAAAATCTACTACTAAATTATTTTGGGCAGTATGGCCTGACGTGGTTGTAGATATAAATTTTAATTTTGATTATCGTCCACCGGCTCACGAAGAAAAATATGTTCATATTTGGCCAAATAGTGCCGATAGAAATCTTCCGTCTGTAGGATTATTTCCTAAAGATAAAGAAGTAACTGACAAAGAAATAGAAAATAGATTTTTTTCAGGTATGATAAAGATGAATACAATAGCAAGTCATACAAAATATTATGACATTGTGTTTATTGCATATAACGAAGAATATGCTGATGAAAACTACGAAAAACTAATAAGACATGCTGGTGTCCAGCACAACGATATTCACAGAATTGACGGTGTTAAGGGAATTCACCAAGCACATATTGCAGCTGCCGAAGTAGCAACTACAAATATGTTTTGGGTAGTCGATGCTGATGCTATTATTGATCCCCAATTTAGATTTAATTCTATGTTATCCGAAAAAGAAAATGATATTGTTCATGTCTGGCGTAGCCAAAATCCAGTAAACGGATTAGAATATGGTAACGGCGGTGTAAAACTATTACCGCGTGAATTAACATTGAATCTTGATGTTAACAGTACTGATATGACCACAAGCATTTCCAGTAAATTCAAAGTTATGCCCACTGTTTCAAATATCACTAAATTTAATACAAGCCCGTTTAATACATGGCGCAGTGCATTTAGAGAATGTGTAAAATTGAGTAGTGGTGTAATGCCTGGAGATGAATTAACAGAATCTCAAATTAGATTAAAAACTTGGCTTTACTGCGGCGGAGATAAAGAATTTGGTGAATATGCTAAAGGCGGTGCGAGTGCGGGAACTTGGTACGGAACAACATATAAAGATGATCGCGAAGCCTTATCTAAAATTAATGATTACGAATGGTTAGAAATACAATTTAATGAACATATTGAAATGTTCCCTCCTAGTGAAACGTTTAAAGATTTAGAAGATCCGGTTATTGTACAAGAACGAGAACGAGAACGAGGAGACGAACTAACACAGGACGAAAAAATCAACTTTTGGAGAAGTGCATTTAGAGAAGCTGCCACCACTACTGATGCTGATAAATTAGATAAATTACTCTACTTTGGGATAAATGAATATTCTTTAAGTGGTGCAAGTGCTGGCAAATGGTGGGGAGAAACTTATCAAAACGATGCCAAAAAAATGCAACAAATTACAGATGATAAATTTCTAGAAGGAGAGTTTTATTGGCATACTGAAAACAATCCAGTGGAACAGTTTGCAATAAATCCGTTTGTTTATTGGAGAAGTGCATTTAGAGAAGCTGCCACTACTACTGATGCTGATAGATTAGATAAATTACTGTATCATGGAATAAATGAATACTCACGTGGCGGGGCAAGTGCTGGCAAATGGTTTGGCGACACTTATCGAAACGATCCAGATACATTCGCCAAGATTGAGGACGACTCGTGGTTAGAGGGTGAATTCTATTATCACATAGAAACTCACCCTCCAGAGACTTTTAAGTAAGATTAGCTGCCATTGGAAATACAGTGGCAATTACTTTAGCACAAGCAATTGCTACTTCTTGGTGTTCTTTCTGAGTACCATTAGCACTACGTAATTCAATAAAATGAATCCATGAACGTAGTGTACCATTCATGTAAATTCTACTTTCGATAAGACCTTCAGGCAATACAGCACGAGCCTGCTCTTTTGCTATGCCATTAGCGATAGCCCATTCGTATTCCCGCTTGGCTGCGTAGATGACTCGTTGTTGAGCTCTGTACCAATTGTTTTGTAACATTGTATCATCCACTTCGACGCTGTTCTGTCTGTTTTTTGGATCTTGAAGTCTTGCTTCTCTTGTAACAAAGTTAAGGTCTTTAGTTGGGTCAGCATATCGTTGACTGAACTCTTGAAAGCTGAAGCTTCTGTGTCGCAAGATTTGTCGTGCAATATCTCGGGTGGTGGTGATTTCAATACAGGCACTGACCATTTCAAGTGGGCTCCAGTGCTGGTGTTTGACCAAGTATCTGATGAGTTTTTCAGATGTTTCTGTGTTGAATTGATTGCTTGGATTGGACACACGGGCGCAATACGCAATGAGTTCTTGCGCATCCGTGATTCCAAGATTTGCAAATTCTGCGGTTGGCTGTGAATAGGATAATAGCTGAACATTCATTATTTATAACTTCTTCTTTTTTAAGAATTTATCGGTAGATTTTTTAATATCTCTTTTAACTTTTTCAGTATCTAGTTTAAAATCAACATTGTCAATCCTATCCTCGTAGTTCTTTACCAACTCAGATAGAGATTTTTCAAAAGATTCCCAACCAGCTTTTCTGGTTTGCGGAGTCACACGGATTTCCCAAGTTTTCCCATCTTTAAAATTGACAAGTACTGCATTTAAATAACTTATTGGTAGTACATTAAGTTTTATATCACCGAATACTTCAGGCCAATGGTCAACGACATCCTTGGGAAGAATTCTTCCCTGGGACGTCATTTTTTCTTTGTAGGTGCTAGTTCTTCAGCCATACGTCTAAATGCGGCTGCTTCTTTTGCCAATTTATCTGCTTTGGATCGATACTCTTTTGCTTGTGCTTCTGGAGTTAATTCAATTGTAGCAGTAACTGGTGCTGTTGCAGTTTTAACTTCTTCTGCCGCAACTGGTTCGCCTAAATCTCGTGTACGTTTACCTTCTGCTAAACTTGGTTGAACAGACAGCTCGTCGATTGGAACACCACGCTGTTCTGCAATAATTTGATTTAGTTCAGACAATGTAATACTCTGTGACAATGTTGGTGTCATTTCAACAGCATCGGTTGATATTTTAATTAAACGACCGCTTGCATGTAGTGCCGGCAACATACGACTTCCGTCTGGAAATTGTGTACGGTCCATTGCTTCTGCAAATTCGTACGCATCTTGACCAGCATGGCTTTCCACCAAGTTGATCAATGCATCATGATATGCATCGGGCAAATTTTCAGTTGGAACAATCAGACAATAGTATGCATCGCCCGGTAGTGTGCGATATGCTACTAGGCATTTTTTATTAGTAGATTTTACTCTACCAACATGTTTTAATTCACTCATTATTTCTTTGCCCCTTCAGCTTGCTTGGCAACCTGATCTAGGAATGAAGTCAGCTTGGTATAAGTTTGTCCAACTGCCACCATTTCATTAGGCTTAAAAGCACCACGTGAACTGGCAATATCAATAATAACTTTCATTGCATTTAGATCATTAATATTCAATTCGTTTGAAGGCTCTTGAGTTGCAGTTTCTTGAGATTGGGTAGTATCTTGTACAGTATCAGTCATGATGTCTCCTTAAGTAAGTACGTATATAATTTATCTCGTCTGTAAATGTGGACAGGCAATTGTGAAGAAACTGAGTTCTTTTTCACTTTCAAATCCTATTTTAGTATTATGTGTGATTGTATTTGTACGATCCACTGTAATACCTTGTCCTATGTAATAACGATTATTTAGATTCTTTTTAATCCAGTCGTCGATATTTTTATAAAGTGCAGGATTATATCTATCTAAATGAGTGTATTTGAAATGAGGACAGGCAAACTCAACCCTCCGCAAATCAAAATAATTTAAGGGATTGGGCTTGCCGTTCTTTAGACTCATGCTGTTTCTGTAGCCATGTCGTAATAGGCAAACTCGCCCCAAGGTGGAACAATGCTGTTATTACCATGTATAATGAATACAGTATCGCAGTAGTTTTCATCGCCCCATGAACCGTATGGGTAACCGTCTGTAAACATAATAAACTTTTTAGGAGTGATATTATGTTCCTTCATGTAATCCCAGTTTGCATCAAACTCGGTACCGCCACCGCCCATAACTTCATAGTTGTCAAACTCATCCATGGAGTAACCGTCAAAGTCTTGCTCGTTGTAGACTTTAGTATCAAAACACCAAACTTTAATTTTAAAGTCTTTGTATTCTTGCATAATACCTTTAATTTCTGACAAGAAGTCTTTAGCCTGCTCATCACCGATAGACCCTGACATGTCAATCGCAATACACACATCGATGGTTTCTTCGTATGCAGATCCAGGCAGTATTGCACTCATGTGCCAGCCCTTACGATTAGGACGCATAAAAGAGTAGTCATATTTAATAGTGCTTTGAATTTGCTGACGAAGGATTTCACGCCAGTTCATTTTGGGCTCAGTCAACTCTTTGATCATGCGTTGTACACTAGCCGGAACATTTCCCGCACCCGCTGCCTGGGCCGCTTGCATTGTTGCTTCGCGGATCTCGTCTCGAATTTGTTTCAGTTCTTCTTTTGAATAACTAGGCTTGTTACCATTTGCATCCTTGTCACCCCAGTCAATATGATCGTCGAGCAATTGGCCAAGTGCATCTAATTCTTGCTCGTCCATTTCGTCAAAAATCTTATCATAGATTTCTTCTGCACCCATGCCGTAGTATTTTGGATCATGGAAGATTTTAATACCTTCGATATTATGTTCACCAATACGGTCACGAACTAATTGGCCGTTTACACAATAGTCAGCGGCAATGTTAAAAATACGTGCGTTACGACCTTCACGTCGACCCATGTGATCAAATACATTGTGAAGAATTTCGTGTGCAATAACAAACTCTACTTGTTTAACTGTGAGTGGTTCAAAAAACTTGCGATTGAAATAAATGGTGCGTCCGTCTGTAGCGGCAGTACCCATCCACTCTGATCCTTCTTCAATTTTTAGGCGTGTCGCCATATTGCCAAAGAATGGATGGCGAAGTAGTAGACCCACACGGGCTACGATAATTTTGTCAATAATTGGATCTACGTGTGACATATTTGCTCCTGAATGTTTACTATGTATATAGTATAACACCTCCCGAAGGAGGTGTCAAATAGTGCTAAACCAAATTAGTTCTTGTCAGTTGCCGCCGCAATGTACTTGCCAAATTTAGCATGGAACTTGTCAAAACACTCAATCTCGTCTGGATCCAATGGCAATTTGTAGGTGCTCAATGCCAATTTAGTACCCATGATAACCAATTCTGTTTCAAAGTTATCCATAATAAATTGGAAGAAGTTGTTAACTTGTTCGTTCCAATTCTTGGCCTTTTTATCGCAAGAATCTTTCAATTCGTAGCACAAAGACACAGTCAAAGAATACATAGCCGAAATTTCTTTTGACTCCATTTTCTTAACTTTGCCATTCAAAATGTCTGTAGGGTTAGGCATTTTACTAGAGTGTTTACGGTGTGCCATGAACTTAAGAGCAAGCCCTTCACCGACAGACCCGCTAACCAAATCAGTCAGTGTGTCGTTATCGCAATCATCGTCGTGCAACAGTTCAGAAACAAAAGACCAGCTACGTGGAGTAGCAAAAGCACGTGAGCTAGACTTTGGATCAAAGTCGTACAAATCCTTTTTAGAGAAACTCAAGAAACCAACTACATCCTTATGGACCTTATTTTCAGCGGCCCACTCGAAGTAATCATCCCACTCAACAGTCATTTCCAAGTGAACAAAACGGTTAGCCAACGGAGCAGGCATACGGAATGTAACACCTTTGTCAGTTTCACGGTTACCGGCCGCAACCATTACAACGTTTTCTGGCAGTTTATAAGTGCCAACACGACGATTCAAAATTAGCTGATAAGCCGCTGCCTGTACACTAGGTGCGGCACTGTTCATTTCGTCCAAGAACAGTACAATCTTCTTGTGCTGTTTAGCAAATTCTTCATCAGGCAATTCGCTAGGAGGTGCCCAAACCATTTTATTGACATTAGAATCAAAGTAAGGAATACCTTTAATGTCAGTAGGTTCCCACAGGCTCAAACGTACATCGATAACGTGAGCGTCAAGTTCCTCGCCCAATTGTTTAATAATATCAGACTTACCAATTCCTGGGGGTCCCCAGATAAAGATTGGACGCTGATTTTTAAAAGCCTTACGCAAAGACTTTTTAGCATTTTTTGGGCCAACTGTACGGCTAATGATCTCGCTCATATATTTCCTATCTTAATAAAAAAGTGTTGTTGAACTAACGCTGTCTATGTATGTATTATACAGCAGAGTAGGAGAAGAGTCAAGTGTTTTTTTAAGAAGTTTTTATCAAACTAACCAAAATTTATAATTCTTTTTGGCGTTCGCTCATGGCCTTAACCAAACCAAATTTTCTGATGTCGTCTGAAAACAACATCAATTCAAAGCCTTTTTTCTCGGCAAAAACAGTTATACTTTGATTGGTAAGATAGTACGGACAATCAACATACCTTTCCAAAAATATAATCGTTTGTGGACTCAATTCAATTGGTTCGGTAAATGGGATTTCGTACTCTTTAAGTTCCAATTCTTTAACCAAAAATTCATATCCTTCGTCGCTTAAACGGAATGCATTTGGTTTATTAACACGATTAGATTGCCACCATTTGTGGCTATACAAGTTTATATTAGCATCGTCTGTACTTTTACCCCATTGTTGTAAAAATATTTTGGTCAATGCAGTTCTTGTTATCATTTAACAATAGTGCCACTTGTTAGTTTGACAACTTGGAAATCTTCTGTTCCAAATGTTAGATTCAATTTTTTAGCAAGATTACGTGCATGTCCAGGATTGCTAAAAGAAACTTTTTTGTATTTTGGGCCAGGATAGCTAGTAAGACTATTAAACGATTTTAGATTGAAAGGCTCGCTTTTATAAAAAACTGCCCAAATGGCTTCTGCCTCTAAAACTTGCTCGGCTTTATAGGTTTTTTTATTAGTGTACTCTAACAGTACTTTGGGTTTTGGTCTGCTCATAATATGCGTATCCTAATAATATACGCATATATTTATCCTTATTTGGGGTCGTTAAACCCACCGCCGTCCATTTGCACACTTATAACTTCTGTAGCAGAATTACTTTTAACCGCATTATAAACTGTTTCTAAATCACGATTTAACTTGTCTAACACTTCTGTTAGTGTTAAACTTAACAATCGTGCTTGTTGGATAGACAACTTAACTTCTTTTTGTTGACCTAACTCGGCTGCTCTTACTGCTTGGGTAAACTGTGCAATAGGGCTTGTATTAATCGGATTTTGCATTTGTAAGTATTGCCTTCATTTCAAATTTATCTTTAAACGGGCCTTTGTAAGGGTATCGTTCAATTGTAATAGCTTTTGGACAGAAGCTTTTAACCCAACCTTTATTAAACTTAATAACATAGTAGCCTGCACAATACAGACTTTTGCTTTGTTCACTTTTGGTAAACAATGGTAACTTACGTCTAACATCATACATACTATTATAAGGAGAGCATAGTGTTGGATATCCGTGACACTCGTATACTTCTTCCGCTGAAGTAACTTTAACTTTAGTATTTTTCAAAAAGAAGTCTTTGCCAAATTGTTTGGTCAAGTCTTCTTTTTTGTTGAACATAACTTCGCCGTTGGTACTTGATAGTATAAACTTATTGTTTTCTTTCTTATGTAGTGTAGCAATCTTAGTGCCGTCTTGTTCGACAATCCAAAATTTCCCATCTACGATTGGTTTCGCGTGTATCTCTGTCATTATTTTTCCTTTGTATCAAATGGCCATTGTGCCATAGATGCTTTAATTTCTGCACTGGTAGGACGTTTTTCTAATTTTACGTTTTCTTCAATAACTGATCCGTCGTCATCACAAAGGCTAACTTGGAATGGTGCGTATACAAGAACAGAAGTATCTTCTTCCTGCCAATCATGTTCGCCATCAAATAGCCAACCTGCTCCGCCTTCATAGTATGCTTCGCGAATAGCCGCCTGTTCTTCTTCAGTAATGTCATCACTGTATTCTATTTCGATATTAATGCTATCATCAAACTCGCAACCCCAACCGCCGTCTGGCTTACAATAGGCAACTTCGCTATCTTCATACGGCAAGTTACAGTCCATATCTTCTTCGATAAAGCCTTGCCCCCAACGATAAGTTTCGTCGAGATTAAACCAGCTTATGCTACCGTCTTTGTTATGACGGTACATTTCTACATGCCAGACAATGCTTTTCTTTTCTAAAGGTTTGATTAGATATACAGGCATTATTTTTCCTCAAATAAATTTTCTGCTGCCTTTGTAAGCGGGTATTTTGCCTGAAACGGCTCTGCATATGATTGTATGTTATCGGCAATTTTTTTCATGTCGTAACTATTACAGAATTTTAACATACGTATACCAACTTGATCAACTGTTTTTGGTACTGCATGAGTTGCAATTGTTTCACGTATATATCCCTTGATTTCGTCAGGTTGTGCTGTTAAGTCACATAGCTGTACATTACGTTGATAATCTTCTAATACACGATGTTCTTCACCATTATGGTCAACCCAACGTTGCAACATGAGATTGTTCCAATTATATCCGCGACTTTTACGGTCTTCGAATGCTTCAGTAAGTCCAACTTTGTTTTTACTACCTTTAGTACGTACACCGGGGAAAGCACTAAAGACATTATCGCTTGTGTCGCCACGCATACATTTTTCAAATAGCATCCATTCGGGATCTTGTGCGGCTTTTGGCTCGCCTGTCTTTTTGTCTTTAACAGGTTTACCTTTCGCATCAAATGTACCTTCATGTGTAATATGCAAATCACCTACACCATTATATTGGCTCACATTATGTGTAATTAATTGTGCGAAATCGCCATCTGTCGAAATGATAACATGTTTGTCATTTGGATGTGCTTGCACCCAACCGGCAATGAGATCATCTGCTTCTAGTTTAGGGTGTTGCATTACTGTGCAGTTAGTCTTTTCACTAACAAAGTTTTTAAACTCGTCAAATGCTTCCCAGAAAATCTTTTCTTCTTCTGCTTCTTTCTGAGTATGTGCGGCACGTACTGCGGTACGATTTGCTTTATACGGAGCATAAAAGTCTTTACGCCAGCTTCGACCTTCGAGGCAGAATACTACATGAGTACCGCCAAAGTCTTTCCATGCTTTCTTGATACTGTTAAATGTAATATGAAATGCCATGCCAAGTTTAATATCGGCCGCACCTTGTACAACGTGTCTAGCACGAAAAAATGTATTAGCAGTATCAACAATAATATATGTCATTCAATTTCCGATTTGCCACCTGGCAATTTTCTTACATTAATATAACCAGCACCACGAGTTGTATCTTGACCCTCGTCAGCTAGCACGTTTCGAGCAAGATCACGAAACCAGCGATCTACAATTTCTTCATCAGGATCGCCGTCATAACCATATCCTTCTCGTTTTAATTGTACTACAAACTCGGCATTCCAGTCAAGCTCAAAAAAGCCATTTCTAATATTATCTTTATTGACATGTGTATCCAAAACAGCGACCCATGGTTCACCTTTGGCAGTGGCACGTTCTTTTGGAGTAAGTTTAGCCTGTACCTCGGCCGCTCGTGCGGCCTCTGCTTCTTTTAGATGTTTGGCAGTTTCATCTACAGTAGTTGCCAATTTAGCTTGTGTTTCGATAAGTGCTTGTTCAACTTTATCTAAACCAGTCATCCGTTTAAAGAAGTTTTTTAACATCAAGTTCCCCACTCATTTTTAAACAATGGTACTTGTAGCCTATCGCTATAACGCCATCCACGCTTCATAGCCGCAAGTGCTACATTCTTTGCGTTAAATGTATATACAGATTCCACGCCACCGACTGGCATTAGATAAACATGTCCTTCAAATCCAGCACTACGGAATGCACCTACAGCACATTCTGCATCTGCAATATCTTGTTCTGTTGCTACAACAAATTTAAGATATGCTGTACCGACTTCTTCATATGTACAAACAATTTCTGGACAGATAGCGTCTCCCCATTTCTCGCCACTGGCTGGAAGTTTAGCACTTACACTAAATGTAATTTCTCGACTATCACCTCTCCAATTATGCAAGTATTCTCTAAACTCTGGAGTTAATTGTTGAGTTCCGTTTGTTTCAAATGTGATTTCTTTTAAGCCTTGCATTTTAGTATGATTAAGTAAATCTGGATAAGCACGTTGCCAACCCAGCAATGGCTCGCCACCTGTGATGACAAGATGCTCGTCACGCCATTCACCGTGCGGCAAAATTTCCATAATTTGATTAGCAATAGCATCTGTGGTCAATAGCGGACTTAAATCTTTAAATCGTGGATCCCAACTTGCATAACTATCGCAGCCTGAACTTACTAGTGGTAAGTCTTCATACTTAAAAAACTTCTTAATATCGGCTGCAATAAAATCACGCTCTTTGCTTTGTTCCCCACGCGGCATACCAAAGCCGTCACATGTAAAGTTACAACCAAATGTACGTAAAAACACAGACGGAACGCCCATATAGCGTCCTTCACCTTGAATACTGTAAAATAATTCTGCAATTTTAATTTTTGACATTTTTCTTCCTGAAATCTTCTACATCTATTATAGCAGATTTTAATGTCTCTGCATAGTTTAATGCTTGTTGTTTGGTTAAATGAACAACAGATTCTGTATCGATATAACCTTTAGTTAGCAATGTCCAAAGATGATACCAACGTGTTTTACTCCAACAATTTGTTTTACCTGTTGTATATATACTAACAACAATGCCAGTATCTTCTGCTTCAATCCATACATTATGGTTATGGCTTTCGTCTCCACATTCGCAAGCAATTCGATAGACTTTACTATCACCCCAGTCGTTTGTTTTTAGTATGCCTTCTGCAGGAATCTGCGGTGTCATTTAAGCACCTCTAGCATGGCAATTTTAGCAATCTTTGTGCCAAAGTCTTCATCTTTGCCAATAATGTAAATATCGTGGAAGTGTCGATCTTTTTGTCTATCGTAGCGACTAAACTCTACGACCTTGCCGCCAATGGCATTGTAAATCTTAAACTGTAGTGTAGGATCACTGCCAACATCACGAGTACTTGCTGTGGCAAGGCCCCGGCTCACTTTAGAATTTGAATAAATTTGGTCAGGTTCGTCTTGAGCACTCATCACCCAACTGCGTAGTTTTAATTTTAACCAATTCATAATTTCATTATCCTTTCGATTACTTCTTTAGCGTGTGTAAATTCGTTTCTTTCTAACTGTGCTTCAATGATCTTTTCATAATCATCCCGCAGTTGCCTTAAGTATGGACGCATTTGATATGTAGCATATGGTTGCGACCACCTAATGGTATACAAATATTTTGGATTCATCGCGGAGCAAATTCCTGTTGCATTTTAATATTATCAAAGAATTCTTTCTTTGTACCCATGTCGTTATTGAACGCACCTTTGAGTACAGTTGTTTGTGTAAGGCTAGAGTGTGCCATAATACCACGATTCTCACAGCATCCATGTACTGCCTGAATATAGACTGCTACGTTTTCGGAGTCTGTTGCTTTCTGGATTTCCCTAGCAATGTCGTTACAAAGTTCCTCCTGGAGAGTGCCGCGTCTTGCACACCACTGTGCGATTCGTGTGTACTTGCTGAGTCCAATAAGTTTTTGCGCCGCGATAATACCAATATAAGCAACACCGGTAACAGGCTGGTGATGATGACTGCACATAGAGCGCAACTCACTACGAACAACGAGCATACCTTCATAACGGTCCGCCGAATCATTTGGAAATGCTGTTGCGTCTGGTGCGTGTTCATATCTACCTGCCATTATTTCATTAAAGTACATTTTGGCAAGCCTACGTGCCGTGCCTTTACTGTTAGGATCATTCTCACGATCAATAAGCAAACGATCAAGCACTGTTTCAAATGCTTCAGCGGCCTCGTCAATTAGACGTTCAACATCGCCTTCTTGCAAGTAGTCACTGATATTGTCGCCGGCCCAAAAGCGTTTATTGTCACGTTTCATTTTAAAGCGAAGATGATCTCCGAGATATTTGCCTTCTTGGTAGCCTTTGTCGGACATCATGTCTGCGGCTTTGACATAAACTTCTTTGCCTAGTGGTGTATATTCATCTGCTACAAATTTATTGTCTGTATCTGAATGAAATACTGGATCTGGTTTGAATTCGTTAGTCATTATTACTCCTATGTTTGTATTATATAGGTTTATTTAGGTTTTTGCAAGACATTTTTTGTTCTAATTTGTCTACAATCTTTCGCTTAAAAGTATACGACATAAGCCTGCGTCTTTTTTTGATTTGAAACAAAATGTCATAAAGTCTTCAGTTGGAGTGTACATAAATCGTTGTCCCGGCAAACCAAATACTTCTACCACCATAGCACATGTTTCATTCCACCAAAATTCACCGTTGTGAGAATGCCAGCTAACAATGACCTCATGATCGCTAGGCGACATTACAGATCCTTGCCGGATAAGTCTTGCCGGCCAGTTTGATATTTTTCTAAACGTTCTTGAAACTGTTCTTCTGTGAGTCCATGCCAACCGATACACTTACCTGTTGGACTACGACCACAACCACACTTACCAAATTCTTTTGGATCTTCTTTTACTCTGATTTGCATATCTTTATCCTTATTAAAAATTTTATCGTAATTTGAACTATATGCAGCCATGTTAGTTGGACGCTGTTTACTACCTTTACTCATTTTCTATTTCTTCTAATTTATTTTCAATTAAGTCTTTTTGATTATTAGTAATCCATTGACTTTTTGGTAAACACAAATAACAAACTTTACGTGAGTTATGTTCTATCTCTTCAATGGATGATTTGATTTGAAAATATTCAGATATCATAGTTTACCCTTTTCTAGTGATGTTAATTCATTTTGGAGATATTTTTTATATTCCGTTAATGTTTCAATTTTTCGAATGTTTTCGCCTTCACTTTGCAATTTTTGAATATCGTTATTTACTGTTTCTATTTTAGCTTTTAACGACTCGATAGTTAAATCACTCATTTTTTCAACCTCGTTGCAATACTACTGCCAAATAAAATAGCAAATGCTGCCCATGTTTCCCATGTTAAAGGAATTTGCAATACTGGGAATAAAGTGTTCAATGACCATATTCCTAGTATAGGTCCAATTGCAATGGCAATTACAATTAGTGTAATGCCTACTATAAGTTTAATTAAAGCTGATGTCATTTCCAAAATTCCTCCCAAGGATAAACTAACCAACAATCTTCTTCTGCCTTGTTCACAGTCCATACATAATAGTCTGGATCTTTAAACTGACTGCCAAAATTATGAGTCAAAACTGCAAAACGAACGGTGTCTCCCCAGATGCCCTCCCATTTAGGGTCATCCGGAAAACAACCGCTAGGCCAATCTTTTTTAATCCAATTAACAGTAGAACCTTGATCGTTAATGTCATCTACTATAAGAATCTTTTTACCGTTAAATGCATCTTCGGCCATGCTTAAATTGCTAACACAATCACCACTGTCACGTAGACTAATGTCTAGGCTGTTCATTTTTATGTCAGTATACTGACTGATTAAATTAGCAGGAACAAGTCCGCCACGTGTAATACCCACAATATAATCTGGCCGCCAGTAATGAATATGCATCTGTCTAGCAATTTCTAAACAAGCACCTTCTACTTGCTGCCAAGTATAGTAAATCTTTTTCATAGAGTTAGTGAATAAGCCAATGTGTTTAATTCGCTCTTGGACATAAAAAAATTATAAGTTTGACTATCGGTTACTTCACCGTCTTTTAAACTTTCTTGAATGATGTTAAGACTGTACAATCCTTTGGGATTTATTACTTCGTGTTTTTCCATACGTACACGAAAACTTTCCGATTGCTTAATTGTCATTTCTTTTGCAGTACCTGCAACTGATTCATGTAGTTCCATCATCATCTCCTTTAATTGCTTCAAATGTTCTATACTTACCCAAAGCATTAATATACTCGTCGTATAACTTCTTTAGCTTTGGGTGCTTCTTTTCTAGTTTAACATCTCTTTCGGGAATTTGCAAGACTTTTTCGATTGTCTTTAGCCGTTCTTCCAAGTCTACACCGTTTATAACTACTTTACCTTTAACTTCTAAACTAGCAGGATCTTGCTTAACAATCATTACGTTGTCGTTTGGATTGGCCCAACTAGTTCCATTTGATCCGCTTGTTAAAAACTGTCCAGTATTATTAGTGGTATAAACTGTTCCAACAGTTAGTGGAGTTGGATTAGTTGGATTTACGGGATTCCAGATAGTGCTCATTATGTATCCATTTGTTGCTTACTAAAAATCCCCACTCACGTTTTTGAGGGCCAGGCATAAACATAGTCCATGCTGTTACATTAGGGTCTAGTTCAATGCGATGATAACTATTAGCACTACAAGTGCGAAAATGACCAGGCTTCCGCCAATGTTTGATTTCTGCAATCATTTCTCCTTTAGAATTAAATTCAGGAACGTACTCATAGTAGCCACCTGATAGTATTAGTGTGGCATACGGCCATGGATGGTCATGAACATCATCTGGATCTGACTTATGAAACTTGTGAATGAACACATTGAATGGAAACCATTTACGGTCTTTCAAGAATATATAATACCTTGTTAGTAAAGGTTCTTGGCTAGTACGATCCATAATGATCCGTTTACGATCGTGTTTTTCTAACCAGTTAAGGCTTTGGTCTTTTATCTTTTGGAGTATCATAATGATCTGCTACTAGTTTATAAGTTGTCTTAAATTTTTCGTATGCTATCTTTAAGCCTGGATATTCTTCACACATTTTTTCAATACGATTAAAATCTGGCAAACAATTAACCCATTCTTCTGGAATGTTGATTTTAAATGATGATGTATCGATCGCTATCGAATTAATTTGTGATGTAGTTAATGATGGAATTACTCCTCCAACTGTTGCACCAGTAATAATTGTACCATAGTTATTACTATAGCTATATGCTGGTGATGTATAATCTATACTAGATATAGTACTAATTGAATTAAAATCAATAGTATCTAAACTAGTTATAGTTATAGTATCACTTGATGTTGTTGAGTAATTCTTTGGATGAGAAGTAGTTGTCACGTAAAGACTCCGTTTGTTTATGTAGCATGGGTAGTCTAGTTTTATAGTTCTCCATATGATCTATAATTGTTTTACAAACAAACGGTCTATATGTAGAATATGCTTCAAAACTTTCTGTCCATTCATTAGGATACTTAAATGTATCAAATGCCATTTCACTATAACTTAAACGATCAGGCACCATAGGAATAGAATCTACAATAGCACCTTCATACCAACTAATGCCAAGCGTCTCTTGCAAGTTGGCACTAAACACCATTTTAGATTCACCTAGCAGTGTGTGATATTCGTGCTTGGTAAGTTGTTGATCTTGACAAACAATAAATTCGTATTGTGGCAAATGTGTAGACAAGTCGCGGAAGATATCAACTTGCTTCTCTGGTGCAATACGATGCGGGAACAAGATAAGATCACGTTTAGTCATGTTCTTATATGGTAGCAATGTATCTTCCATATATTCCATGGGCCAACCTGTACGAACCATTTTGCCATCGTCGTAACGTTCGGCAAAGTCTTCTTCGTACCATGGATTTTCTTCTTTGAATCCATCTTCTAACAATTCATCGATGAATAACTTAACATGGAACTCTGTAGCAAAGTAGTTATGATCAAATGCATGATAGAAACTTTTCTCAGCATTTCTGACCCATTTCTTTTTGCCAACTAGCCGACCTAGGAAGTCTTGGGGATCATAACTACCAGCATGCCACAAGCCATGTGTAACTACTGGAATATTCAGTAGTTCACTCATGTATTTTAAATTGACGATACCAGGGTGCCAAGCATCAGTAAATA